TTGGAATAGCTCTGGGTCTACTGGTGGTTCCGGGGGTGGCGCAGGTGGCAATGCTGCTGGTGGCACACGTTCTGGCTCTGCTGGTAATTCTGGCGGATATTCTCCGGTCGAAGGTTACGCAGGTGGCTCGTCGTATCATGCACCCGGTGCAGGCGCTGGTGGCGGCGGCGGTGGCGGAGCGTCAATGGTCGGTTATAACGGTCAGTCTGTTTCGCCGTATAAAGGTGGCAATGGCGGGGACGGCGTGCAGTGGCCTGCTTCCTCCGGTACATATTACGGCGGCGGCGGCGGCGGTGCAGGCGTTTCTGCCGGTGCACCAGCGGCGGCTTCTGGTGGTCTTGGCGGCGGCGGTGCTGGTTTTGCTACTGTCCCCGGCGCAAACTGGGGTAGCGGCGTAGCGGGTACTGCTAATACTGGCGGCGGCGGCGGCGGCGGTCGTAATGCAACTGGAGCTTCTGGCGGTTCTGGTGTTGTAATTATTCGTTACCCAGATAGCTACACAGCAGCGGTTTCGACAACAGGTTCTCCCACAATCACTGTGTCTGGTGGATATCGCACGTATAAGTTTACGGGATCAGGGAGCATCACGTTCTAATGGCACACTTTGCTCAATTAGACGAGAATAATCTCGTCACTCAGGTGATCGTTGTCAGCAACGATGTCATCAACAATGAACCGTTCCCACAAAGCGAACCAATAGGGATTGCGTTCTGCAAATCGCTGTTTGGTCAAAATACAAATTGGGCGCAGACATCGTATAATGCCAGCTTCCGTTATAACTATGCGGGAATCGGCTATCTGTTTGACGCAACAGCGGGCGCGTTCATTCCTCCGAAGCCTTATCCATCGTGGCTTCTCAACACCCAGACTTTCCAGTGGCAGGCTCCCGTGCCTTATCCAAATAACGGCAAGACATATCAGTGGGATGAAGCAACTCAGTCTTGGGTAGAGGTGGACATCTAATGGACTGGCAGACGATTCTCAACTTTGTAGCGGGTGCAGCCATCGCAGTTGGCGGCTGGTTTGCGCGTGAGCTTTGGGGCGCGGTTAAGTCTTTGCGGGAAGATCTACACCGATTGGAGGTTGAACTTCCAAGCAACTACATCCGCAAAGATGAGTTCCAAGAAGGCATCAAAGAGCTAAAAGACATTTGCCGCCAGATTTTTGACAAGGTGGACAGCCTAGAAAAGCGCAAGGCTGACAAGAATGGACTATGACAACATTACCAAACCTATAGCTGTCGTGACCGCTATGATGAGTGCGGTTGGCGGTGGCTATGCGTTGGTCGATAAGTTTGGGTGGATGAAGAAAGACATCCTGAAATGGGATGCTGAGCATTTTCAAATATCAAATGGTCCAGCCCATGAGCCTTTTCGGGTGATTGTGGCTCGCCAGAAAATCAGGGACGACTGTTTGGTTGAAGACTTCACCCTAGAAGTCAGGGATTCTAACTACATCGTTCACCGTGCAACGCCATCCGTGGTGAAGTTTTCCGGGCCAGCCAGTCACAATGTAGACAAGCTTGGCTATACGATGACGATTGAAGCGCCGGAAACGGTTACTGCCGGGGAGGCTAAACTTCTGGCCCGGATCAGCTATAAATGCCCGGAGGGAAATGTCATTATTTCCTATCCAGACCATAAAAACTTAACGTTCAAAATAAAGGAGAAGTAATGGATCCAGCGACCATCTCATTGGTTTTTGGGATGGCAAAGGGTGCATACGAAGCGATCAAAGCAGGCATCAAGATCGGGCGGGAGATTCAGGGTATGGCTGGCGATGTAGCCAAGCTATACGGTGCCGTAGGCACTCTGACCCGTCTTTCAGCAGAAAAACCAAAGCCTAAACTTTTCTCAAAGGTCTCCGCCGAAGAAATGGCGATGGACATCGTCGTCAAGCGCAAACAAGCCGAGGAGTGGTTCAACCAAGTCAAGAACGAGTTCGTGTCAACATACGGGTTGCGCGGATGGCAAGAGGTGGAGAAGGAACTTGTCCGCATCCAGAAGGAGCAGAAGGCGGCCCGCCTGAAAGCCCAGAAAGAAGCGGAAGAGTTCCAGCGCGAGGTGATGATTGTGCTGGCAATAGGTGGTAGTGTAATTGCCATCATTGTTGGTGTCTTCATCGTTGCGCTTGTCGTTTAGGAGGGGATCATGGACTTGCTCAAAACATTCGGCCCGCTGCTCCAGCAAGTTGCGCCTAGCCTCGCCACGGCCTTGGGAGGCCCGCTGGCTGGCATGGCTGTCAAAACCCTATCCAACGTCCTCCTCGGTCACGAAGCCGGTTCTGAGGACGATGTGAAGGCAGCTCTTGAGAACGCATCACCCGAAACGCTGGCGCAGCTCAAGCAGATCGACGCCGAGTTCAAGATCCGCATGAAGGAACTGGACATCGACCTTGAGCGCATTGCCGCTTCTGACCGAGACAGCGCCCGCAAGATGCAGACGGCCACCCAAGACTGGGTGCCGAGAATGTTAGCCCTTCTTATAACTATTGGTTTCTTTGGCATTCTGGTGTGGATGCTGATGAAGGGCATGCCGCAGACCGGCACCGAAGCCTTGTTGATGATGCTTGGCGCATTGGGGACAGCATGGACTGGGGTCATAAACTTCTATTATGGTTCAAGCGCGGGGTCCAAAGAGAAGAACAATATTCTGGCTCAAAAGGACGGCAAGTAATGAACTTCTTTGGCGACGCCCGCAAAGTCACCCCCGAAGACATCGACCTGATTGCGCAGAGCATCAATGTCGAGCCCGCCGCTTTCCGCGCTGTCATCGCCGTCGAGGCAGCAGGATCCGGCTTTGACAAGGCCGGGCGCCCCAAGGCGCTTTTCGAGCGGCACCACTTCTACAAGCACCTGAAGGACGCGCCGGGCTTGCTGGCCAATGCAGAGGCCGAGGGCCTTGCCTATCCCAAGTGGGGCACCAAGCCCTATCCCAAAGGCTCTGACGCCGTCTATGCCGAGATCGAACGCGCCTGCGCCATCGACGAAGAGGCCGCGCTTCTTTCCACATCTTGGGGTCTTGGCCAGATCATGGGCTCCAACTTCAAGATGGCCGGCTGCCCCTCTGTCTTCCAGATGGTCAAAGAGGCCTGCGAATCGGAAGCCAATCAACTGAGCCACATGGCTGCCTTCATCCGGGCCGCCGGCTTGCAGGACGAGCTGATGACAAAGAACTGGGCCAAGTTCGCCCGTGGCTACAATGGCCCCGGCTATGCCCAGAACGCCTATGATGTTAAGCTGGCACAGGCTTACGGGAAGTATTCTAATGCCTGAGACCATGACCTTCGCCTCCCTTAAGGAGGACATTCGGCGCTATCTTGAGCGCGGCTTCACGCTCGCGTCTGACCAGATCGTCTATGAGCAGATCCCGCGCCTCATCAATCTGGCCGAGCGCCGCATTGCGCGTGAGCTGAAGGTCGAAGGTCTCATCAACGTCGTCACCAGCACCATGCAGGCTGGCCTTGCCGTTTACCCAAAGCCTGACCGCTGGCGCTCAACCGTCTCATTCAATTATGGCACCGGTGACAACGGCAACGAATACACGCAGCTCTTTGCGCGTTCCTACGAATATGTCCGCGAATATTGGCCCGATCGCACCGAAACCGGTGCGCCGCTGTTCTACGCTGAATACGACTATAACAACTGGATCGTGGCGCCCACGCCGGATGCCGCTTATCCGTTCGAAGTTCTGGTCTATCAGCTCTTGCCGCTACTCGATGATGCCAACCAAACAAACTGGCTCACCGATTATGCGCCGCAGGTTCTTCTTTACGGTGCTTTGCTGGAAGCGACCCCGTTCTTGAAGAACGACGAGCGCATTCAGGTTTGGCAATCCATGTATGACCGCGCCGCGCAGGCGCTCAATGGTGAAGATCTGTCGAAGATCCTTGACCGCTCTGCCCGTCGCACGGAGGTCTAAATGACTACCTATACAGACGTCTTTGGTGGCACAAACATCTATCCGTCCGACGTGTCTTATCTCGCATTCAATTTGAATGCTTCTGACGTTACTCTGTCATGGCCGACTGAGACCAATGCGCCAGCAGATGGAACGACGATCGCCGCGCGCATCATGAATGTGAACTGCACAGCAGCCGGTCGAAAAGTCTATCTTCCTCCTGCAAATCAATCCGGCCCCGGCCAGCCCTTCCTGTTTAACAATGTCGGCAGCACAACTTTCACAATCGTCGGCAGCACAGGCACCGTGATCTGCACTGTTGCGTCTGGCACCTTGTGGCAGGTCTACATGACCGGCAACAGCAATGCTGCCGGCGTGTGGTCGTCTTATCAGTTCGGGTCAACGACATCTATCGCCACTGCTGGCGCTCTTGCAGGTGCTGGTCTCAAGGCCATCACAACGACGCTCAATCAAGCGATCTCTGTCACAACGCTGAACTCCAATTATACGCTCGGCGCGGCAGAACGTGCTCAGTTCATCAACTGGACTGGCGCGAGCGGCACGGTTTCTTTCGCTGCGGCATCAACATTGGGATCAGACTGGTTCTGCTACATCCGCAACAGCGGGTCGAGCAACATCACTCTTGACCCAAGCTCGGCTGAACTGATCGACGGCGGCTCGACGCTTGTGATCGCGCCTGAAGATTCGTGCATGATTATCTGCGACGGCGTCGGTTTCTACACCGTCGGTCTGACGCAGGCTACGGCGGGAACATTTGACTATCTCGCAATCGACGTGTCAGGCACTGGCAATTATACGCTTTCCACATTTGAGCTGGACCGAATTGCCTACAATCTGTTTGGAACGCTGACTGGAAATCGAAACATCATCGTGCCGGCCACGATCCAACAGTATTGGATTACCAATGACACGACAGGTGCCTACACTCTGACAGTGAAAACATCAGCAGGCACTGGCATTGTCGTTCCGCAGGGCGAAGCGCAAATCTTGTATTGCGACGGCACAAACGTCGTTCAGGCCCAGACAAGCGCTGGCATTGCAACGCCGATCCCGATCGCAGATGGCGGGACAGGCGCAACAACTGCATCTGGCGCCCGCGTGAATCTTGGTGGCACAACGGTTGGTATCTCGCTCTTCACTGCTGCAAGCGCAGCGGCGGCTCGCAATGATATCAATGCGCCATCCGTCGATGAAACCATTCAATACGCACTGGCGCTTGGCTGATGGCACCCACACCATACATCATCAAGTCTCTTCCCGGCATCAAGCGCGACGGTACGCGCTTTGAGAACGGGTTCTATGTTGATGGGCAGTGGGTCAGGTTCCAGCGTGGCTTGCCGCGCAAGATGTGGGGCTATCGTCGCATCAGCAATGAAATGCCTGAGATTGCACGCGGCCTGAGCGGTTACAATCAGAACGGTCTTCTGTACCTGATGACCGGCAGCAAGAGCTATCTCACACAGTTTCAGGTTAATCAGAACGGTCTTGTCACATCTATCAATGACCGCACGCCGACTGCGTTCCCTGCAAATGATGCTCACCTGTGGACGTTTGATACCAGCTTCGACTCTGTCGGAGTTTCACCGGGCTCATACATCTTCGCGCATCCCGGTCACAACCTTGTCGAGATCGACAGCGACACGACTGCAAGCCTTTATTGGGGCCTTGTCAATGACACGGCGGATCTGACGGCTAACACGGCACCAGCAGTGTCCGGCGGTGTTGTCAGTCTGTATCCTTATGTCTTCGTCTACGGTTCCAACGGCTTTGTGGCATGGTGCGTTCCAAACAGCCCGAACGATTGGTCTGGATCAGGCTCTGGATCAGCATATGTCACGTCACAAAAGATCGTGGCTTCTTTGCCGCTGCGCGCCGGTCCCGGCAATGCGCCAGCAGGCTTGTTCTGGTCCTTGGATAGCTTGGTGCGCGCGACATTTGTCGGCGGATCCGCTGTCTTCCAGTTCGACACCATCACATCTCAGACGTCGATACTGTCATCGCAATCGCCGATCGAATACGATGGAATCTTCTACTGGTGCGGCGTTGACCGCTTCTTGATGTTCAACGGTGTCGTGCGCGAGATCCCGAACCAGCTCAATCAAAACTGGTTCTTCGACAATTTGAACTATGCTCAGCGTCAGAAGGTCTTTTCCTACAAGGTGCCGCGTTTTGGTGAAATCTGGTGGTGCTATCCGCGAGGTGATGCGACCGAGTGCACGCACGCTGTCATCTACAACGTACGCGAAAACACTTGGTACGATACAGAGCTGCCAAACGGCGGGCGCTCGGCTGGCAAGTTCGTGACGGTGTATCAGTATCCCATCACGACCGGCACTCAAGAAACCGACGCAGGCTTCTACAAGCTTTGGCAGATGGAGTTCGGCGTCGATGAAATCGACGGCACGCAGATCAATTCGATCCCGTCATACTTCCAGACCGCCGACATCTCAGCAGTTGCTGATCAGCAGCAGCCGAAGAACCGCTCACTGCGTGTGGCTTATATCGAGCCTGACTTTATCCAAGAAGGCGAAATGACCTGTCAGGTCACCGGCAGGGCCAACGCCCGATCGCCTGAAGTCACCAGCTCCGAGCATGCCTTCCCTGCTACGGCTGCAACGCCTCAAGAGCAGGTGGTCTTCTTCAAGGAAACTCGGCGCGAAATGCGCTTCATCTTCAAATCCAATGTGGTCGGCGGCGATTACCAGATGGGTCAATGCATCGCCCACATTGAAACCAGCGACGGGACGCTCCTTGGATGATCGACCCTCGCGGCATGACTGTTACTGACTGGACCGATTCGATGGTCTATACTCTGGAGCAATACGGGACGGTCGGGCGTCTCGATGATCCAGATCGGTGGCAGAACTGGGCTCTGGGTGTGGTCTCGCTCTTCAAGGTCGGAGAGCAAAACCCGCCAAACCCATTGAATTATGATAACTGGCAAGAGTGGGCATTTGCTTTCACCCGTGCCGTAAACCTTCCCGGTGGCTGACATGACGATCTACTCACCCGACTATCCTGCCAACTACCAGCCTCTGGCCAATGATGCCGCCGATTCGTCGTTTCGCGGCAATCCCATGGCGGCCTTTTACGAAGGCGGTCGCGTAGGTACGAAACCTGTCAGCATTCGCGTGCCGAGCGAGCCGGCCAATTATGCCAAGGGCGGCCTCGCAGCAGAAGCCCGCCGGGTTCGAGATGCAGGCGTCGGTGGCGACGAGCTGATCATCCACATCAACCGTGACGAATACGAACAGCTCAAGGAGCAGTGGGGCGAGCCTACGATCAACCCGCACACCGGCATGCCTCAGTTCACGCCCTTCTATAAGCAGAAGTGGTTTGCCCCCGTTGCAGCGCTGGCTTCTGCCGCGCTTATGGCGACAGGTGTGGGCGCTCCGCTTGGCGCTGCTATCCTGCCTGCTTCGCTGGCTGGTGAGACTATTGCAGGCGCTGCTCTGCCCAGCCTTGTCGGCAACGCCCTCATTGGCGCTGGCACGGGTGCTATCACCGGCGGCAGCAAGGGAGCCCTCACTGGTGCGGCTCTGGGCGGCCTTGGGACGCTTGCTATGGGCGCTCTGGGCTCCACTGCCCCCAGCGTCACCGGCACCGGCTCAGAGGGCTTCTCTGGCTGGTGGAGCCGCATGGGCTCTGGTGATTATTTTGGTGGAGCAGCAGCGGCTGATAAAACTGCAAAGCTTTACCCCTTGAATGCACTTGACCCAACGTCTGCATCTGTTGGCCCATATGGGCCACAAGTTCCTCCCGGCTCAGAGGGAGCTTTTGAAGCTGCTTCTAAAGCAGGGAAAGCGGTAGCAGAGGGTGCTTCGCCCTACATTGCTCCCGGAACTGCTAAAAGTGCGGGGCTTCTTGGCGGTCTTATGGATTCCAAGATGGCTATCCCAGCGGCTCTGTTGGCCGCGTCGGCTCTTGGTGGCGGTGGGGCTCAGAAGCTTCCCACGGCGGCTGCCGGATCAACGGCTAATACGACCGATCCCAACATGACCAAGCGGCTTGAGACTGCACCTCTAACACGCACGCGCATGGCTATGCCGGACAATTATTATACCTATGGCTCGACAGGCGAAAAACGCTACTATGCGGCCAAGCAGGAAGACGAGACGCCGATCGTAAATGCTGCCACTGGCGGCCCGTTGAGCCGCTTCGTGCAGGGCGGAGGCACTGGCAGATCCGATAGCATTGATGCTAAACTCTCGGACGGTGAATACGTCATTGACGCCGAGACCGTTGCGCTTCTTGGCGATGGATCTTCAAAGGCCGGGGCCAAGCGCCTCGACCAGTTCCGTGCTAACATCCGCAAGCAGAAAGGCCGCGAGCTGGCAAAGGGCAAGTTTAGCGCCGATGCCAAGCGACCGGAGGAGTACATCTAATGGCGTTCCTCAACTTCCTGACGCAGGGGCAGCCCCTTCCTTCGACGTCGTCAAGCCTGACCACGTCGCAGGTGCCGCAGTATCTGTCTGATTACCTCTACAACTTGATGTCCGGCGCTTACAGCGCTGCGCAGGAAGAGTATCAGCCCTACACCGGCCCTCGTCTTGCCGGCTTCTCTCCCGATCAGCTCGCTGCGTTTGATGTGACGCGCCAAACCGCTGGCGCATACAAGCCGCAGCTCACGGCAGCAGAACAAAGTGCCGCTACTGGCGCTGGTTTGAGCCCGACTGAAGCAGCTCAGCCATATTTTCAGGCTGCCTCGGCCAATCTGCCGGGCGTCGTGAACCAGTACATGAACCCCTACATGGAGAATGTCACCAACCGCATGGGTGACATTGCAGCTCGCCAGATCCGCGAAAAGCTCATGCCGGAGCTGGGCGACACCTTTACCCGCGCTGGTCAGTTTGGCTCAACTCGCCAGCAAGAGCTGGCGCAGCGTGGCGTCCGCGACATTTCCGAGAACCTTGCCAGCCAGATCGGCGCGCAGCTTGCTCAGGGGTACACCACAGCCGGCCAGCAGGCTCAGGAAGATCTGCGCCGTCAGGCGTCGATTGGGCAGGCCGCTGGTACGCTCACCGGCACCGAGATGCAGAACCTTGCCAACCTTGCCAACGTGCAAGCATCGCTTGGCCAGAAGCAACAAGCCCTCGGCCTGCAAGGCGCTGGCGCTCTGGAAACAATCGGCATGACCCAGCAAGGTCAGGCCCAGAGGAACCTCGACCTCGCCTATCAGGACTTCCTGCGTCAGACGCAGTATCCGAAGGAGCAGATCCGCTTCCTCAACGAGGCTGTTCGCGGCCTTCCTTCTGGCGGTGGAACGCAGGCAGGCACGACGACTTCAATGGGTCAGCAATATTCTGCCTCGCCACTGGCGCAGCTCGCCAGTGCGGGCATGAGTGCCGCTGCTCTTAGCAACCTGCTGGGAGGCTCTCGCTAATGGCCAACCCAGTCAATCAAGTCATGGCAGATTTGGAAAACGTGCGGCCCGCGCCGGGTGAGCCGATCCCTGATAACGTGGTGGCTATGGCGGATCCGTTCGCCAACAATCCCATGCTGTCGATGATCTACAAGCAGATGCAGCAGGAGGCGGCTGCGCGCCAATCTGCTCAGAAGCCAATCCTTGATATGTACCAGAAGCAGATCGACGCCTATGGCCAGAAGGGCATGTCGGATCTCGACAAGGCTTCGATCTTGTTTCAAGCCGCTGGGGCTCTTGCAGCTCCCACGCGCTCTGGTGCTCTCATGGAGAGCGTTGGCGCGGCAGGCAGTGCTGTGTCAGGTCCACTTCAGAAAGCGGCGCAGGCTGATCGCGATCGTCAAGAAAAGCTCATGCAGCTCCAGATGGCTCGCGCGAAGCTTTCTGCCGAAATGGCTGGCACCGGCGGTGTGAGCCCGTCTAATCTGTTGCAACTCTACAAAATGCAACTTGAGATGCAGCCAAAGCCTAGCGAGACAGAACGTCTCTTGCAGACACTTTCACCTGAAGAGCGTCAAGCCGCTGTTCGTAGCAAGCTTGGTATTACGCCACAGTTGGGTGAAACAGAGCGCCTCTTGCAAACTCTTCCAGAAGAAGAGCGCACAGCCGCTATTCGCAAAAAACTCGGCGTCGGAGAAACTGAAGGTAAGCCAGTTCCTCTTACTCTTAGCGATGGGTCAACCGTCACTGCTCTCTTCAAGGATGGAAAGTTCTACGATCCATTGACCGGGAAGCTTTTTAGCGAAGAGCAAACGATCTCGAACCGTCAACAGGTTGCAGCCGCCGATCGTAAAGATCAGGCTGTCGAACTTGGCGTGCCCGTTGAAGCTCGCGATCCTTTCTCTAACTTGCCTCCCAAAGAGCGCGAAAAGGCACGCACTGCACGATACAATGCAGACACACGTCTTTTGCAGAAACAGGCTGATGAAGTGCCTGATGCCGCGCTTCGTGCTGAAATTGCCGATTACAATCGCTTCGTTATGCTCAATAACGAAAACCAGAGGACTGGCCCTGCTTGGGCAAAGACTGGTGCTTGGACCGCTACTGCTCAGCAGATGTCTGAAATCGAGGCAAAACTTAAAATTGCCGCCGGTAAGGATCTCAAAGGCGCCGCGTCTGATCGAGACGTTGCCATGTTTGGTCAGGCTGTTCCATCTCTCAGCAAAGACATCAAGGCAAACGCCAACATTGCGCGCTTTGGTGAAATGCGTGCAAAAACTGAACTTGAGCGCCGTCAGTTCATGCGTGACTATCTTGCTGTCAATAAGAACCTCGACAATGCCGACCGTCTTTGGCAGCAGTATTTGAACGACAATCCGTTCTTCAAATATCCAGAGCGCGGATTTGACCCCAGCAAAATCAAGATTGATGATCTTGTTCGAAACGACAAGAGAATGTCGTATCAGGAATATTTCCGCAACAAGATGGGAAATAGGCCAACAACAGTTCGCCGCGATGCTAGTGGCGCCCTTGTGGCTGATTAAGGAAAGATACCATGGCCAAAGTTATCGAGGGCTTCAGCTTTCCTGATGACGCAACAGGCGAAGAGATCAATGCTTTTCTCGCAAAGAACCGAAAGGCTCCTGCGCAGAAAAATCCTATGTCAGAAATGCCAGAGCAACGTCCTGATTTGTCTTGGGGCGAATATGCGAAAGGCCTTGGTCGATCCGCAGCCGCTGGCCTGACCTTTAACTTCAGCGATGAAGCGATCGCAGCTTTGCGCTCCCGCATTGAAGGCATTTCCTATGACGAGGCGCTCGCCGACGAGCGCGCCAAGAAGAAGGCCTTTGAAGGCCAGTATCCTGTCGCGGCATTTGGGGCTGAACTTGCCGGTGGCCTGCCCACCATGCTGGTGCCCGGTCTCGGCCCTGTAAAGGCCGCCCAGACGGCTGGGCGTGTCGGCAAGGTAGTCAATGCCCCTATCACCCAGATGGCCACCGCAGGCGCCAAGCAAGGCGCTCTGAGCGGCATGGGAGAGGCAGAGGGTGGTATCGGCGATCGGATAGAAGGTGCCGCCACAGGCGCTGCTACGGGCGCCGCTGTGGGTGCTGGCCTCGGCGTTGCCGGCAAGGCCGTCGCGCCTGTCGCGCGCAACGTCATGGAGCGCTTCCGCCCCGGTGTTGCAGACGACGTCGCCATGGCCAAGGTTCTTCAGGATCTGGAACGCTCAGGCCTAACGCCTGCGCAGGCCAAGAAAGAGTTTGAGATCCTGAGCCAGTCTGGCGCGAAGCCCAGCTTCTTCGATGTCAGCCCGTCGCTCACCTCGCGCGCCGAATCCGTCGTGCAGCGCGAAGGCGCGGCTGGTGAGCAGATCGTCGAAGACATTGCAGCCCGCCAGAAAGGCCAGCGCAGCCGTATCATGGGCGAGGCCAAGGGCGCGCTCGGTCAGACCAAGGGCTTCTACGACACCGCCGAGGATGCAGCAGAGGCGCTGCGTAAGAATGCAAAGCCTCTCTATGAGAAGGCATACAAGGCCGACATTCCGCTTGAGGCTCAGTATGATTTGCAGGTCATTGGTAACGATCTCAAAGAGGCGTTCCCAGAAGCTCTGACTTATGCTCGCAAACTCTTCGCGTCCGAACGCCGCTCCGGCGATTTCAAGCGCATTGGAACGCGCGAGCTGCCGAGTGGCAATGAAGCCTTCGACATGATCCCCAAAGTGCAGCAGTGGGATTATATTATGCGCGGCCTCGGTCAGGTGATCGAGAAAGAAACAGATGCCGTCACTGGTAAGGTCACGCAGCTCGGTGGCGGCGCAAAGAAGTTCCGCAGTGAGATCGCGACAATCCTCGACAACGAGGTGCCGGACTTCGGCGCTGCTCGCAAGCAGTACAAGGGCGACCTTGAAGTGAAGCAGGCGCTAGATGATGCGCGCAAGGGCTTCAGCAATGCAGATCCAGAAGAGCTTGCCATTGCTTGGAAAGGCATGTCCAACGCTGAGAAGGAAGCCTATCGCGCTGGTGCTCTCAAGAACATCCGCGACACGCTCTTCGGCACCGGCGATTTTACTGATGCCACCAAGCGCATTGGTCAGGCCGTGCAGGACCGCCGCGAAGCTCTCAACATCATCATGCCTGACAAGCTCACGGCTCGCCTGTTCCAAGACTATCTCGGTGCAGAAGCAAAGCTTGCAGCCAATGCACAGCGCATCAAAGGCGGCTCGCAGACGGCTCGCCGTCAGCAGCTCGCCAAGGATCTCGAAGGCGATGTTGATCTCGGCATGCTCGGCGTGGCTGGTAACGTAGCCCTTGGCCGGATGCAAACTGCCATGAACGGTGTTTTCAACATCCTCGCCAAGAGCCCCACGATCCCTGAGAAGCGCGTGGAAGCTCTCGGCAAGATGCTGCGTGAGAACGACATCAAGGGCGTCGAGCGCCTCACCAAGAGCCTTGAGGCTTTTGCCGCAGAACAGGAACGCAAGGCAGCGCGCGATCTGAAAGCCGGCAAAGCCGTCGCCGGTCAAGCCGGTCGTATCGCAGGCGGGAAGACGGTTGAAGAGGAAAACAGAATTGAACCTCTCGAAGCTCTTGGCCGCCCGCAGTTCCCGTAATCACGGCAGCATGAACTTCATGGCAGGGGCTGGGTCTCTGACAGTCGTCGCAACCTCTCGGTAATTTGACGGATGGACCTTGTCCTTGCTGTCGAATAGACGAAGATCAACCAGCCCATCTCGCCGCTCCTCTGCCACCCTGTATACGGCTCCGGCTGCGTGCCTATTATACGGCACCAGCCACACAACCCTGTCTGCGACAACATGCGCCCGCACCCGTCGCAGATCTTGGAGCAAGGTTGGTGACATTGGGTCGTTGGACCCCAGCGAGATGACGACAAAGTCACGGTTCACCCATTTCATAATTCCAGCCTGCATGCCCGTTGTTCTGCCAACAACAGCCAGTTGCTCACAGCGAAGATGTTGGTTCACGCCAACAGCTATGCTGTCACCAATCACCGCACATTCCATCAGCGTCTCGTCCTTCTCTTGTATGATTGACGGCGAGGAATAGGCGCGAGGCAGACATATTCCTCGTTCTCATATTCGTCATGACGACAGTCTAGATACATCTGGTGCTTGTGCTCATGTCGCTTGGAATAGATGAGATCTCCATTCGGATGCTCGTAGCAATGCATCTCATCTTGATCCAGCTCAGGCCTACGCAAAAAGCCAAAGCTCCAGTGCCACCCATGCTTCACGATTGCGTCTGTCATTTTGCCTTCCTCACGATTGGAATATAGCAAAGCCGCGCGTGCTCCTCACAGTATGACCTGTGATTTATTACGTTGCTACAAAATATCGGAGCAGTCATGTCGCTGTTGAGGATGTAGCGGCACGAATCATGTCTTAGCTTGACTATGTTGCTGGTCGGTTTTGGCTTCTTATCAACCGTCTTACTGACTGAACGCTTGCGCACAATGCCTGATTTACGCGGCGAGAACACCACGCCTTCTTTCTTGGCTCTATGTATCATGCCAGAGATCACGCCTTTAGTGACGCCAATCTTCTTGGCAATTTCGTTTACAGACAGGCCTATGGCCCATAGTTTTTGGATGTCATCTAACATGGTCTGGTCTCGTTGGGTTGTGATGGGGGCCAAAGCCCCCACCGGATTAAAGCATTGCAAGGCGAATGTATTGCTGCTTGTACTGCTCATGGCGACGAGCAAGCTTTACATTCCACCCGCGCCAACCGGCAACATGGCACGCGGCCATCTGCTTGTGGTTGGACACACCAGATTCCAAGCACCTTTTCATGTGAGCAATGCCGGCACGGATGCCGTATTCACACTCATGAAGCCTCTTCGGATCATAACCCAGCGCACGCGCCGAGCCGTCAATCACCTGAAACACACCCTTTGCGTGACCATGCGCCGTGCGAGGGCCGTTGATCTTGCAGGTGTAGTTGCTCTCGATCTTGGCAAGCTTGAGCGCGCTTTGCACCCATTTCTCGCCGAGTTCTTCTTTTGCGATGCGTGCTACTGCATCAGCAACAGGCTTTTTGCTGTCAGGAACCTTGGCCGCATTTACATTCCAGATATGACCGCTCATGGATTGATAGGTCTTGTCTGTCATGAAAAAGTGGCCCGTCCACTCTTCCTCAATAGCCTTCGCTGGGTTTGACAGTAGTGTTAGTACCATCAAACTTAACATCGTATTGCGCATTAGAAGTTTCCTTCTTGATAGGTGCAAACCGCTTTGCCATAGCGGCAATGTCATCCTCTTCGGTGGTTTGTGCAGGCGTATCCGCTGCGGTGAATGCTTCTCCAGAAAACTGAGCCGAAAAAGCAGTGTAGTTTACATTGTCCACATAGTTGTCGTCCAGCAAAGGATTGACGCGGCGACGCGCCAGCTTCACGGCTTCGAGAACAGATGTGATGTCATATTTTGTGAGTTGCTTGCCAGTAATCAATGTTGCCATTTGTGCAGCAACTTCAAACAGAAACTCAGGGTTCCCGTATTGCTCACCGCGATCGTTCACGACAACAGCGGAATGCATGAGGATGTCTTTGTGGTTCATTTTGGGCTCCATAGTTTGATCTTGGCGATGTAGCGATGATTTAGCGCGATCGCCCCGTGGTCTTCGAACACACCTTGTTCGTTGGGATAGGTTTCGTTCACGATGATGTAGTCTTTTGATTGTAGCTCTTGTGTGATCTCCTCTAGATTGTTGGACTTGTGATACACGATAACACGATGAAGCAGCTCAGCAGCTCTTTCCTTCGTGCTTCGTGTCGGTATGGTTAAGATCATCTCAAACATCATTTCGGATTCTCCAAAGCCTCATTGCCTCCTCTTCGACATATGGCCTGATAAGCGCCGGCAATCTGTCCAAAGCTCTGCGCCTTGTTTCCTTGTCCGGCAATTTCAGGATCTCGCACGCGCCTTCATAGATCTGAAGACGGCATGCAGATTGGATAGCAGGCTGCGCCAGTTCATAGTGCAGCGTGCCTGATAGAACTTCATAGATCTGCTCGCTTGGTCTTTTCCAAGTAGATGTTGAACGCTTCTTCTGCCGCATCGACACCCAACGCCACACAGGCGAAGCTCCCTAGTTGTTGCGCAACACGCAGATATTCCAACTGTGCTGGCTGGAAGCGAGATTGCGTGTGGTCGCGCCGCTTCAGCTCACACACGAATGCAGGTGAGCCCGGTATCACGATATCAGGCGCGCCCTCTGTCATGCCTTCTGCTTTCTGGTGGTCAACCTGAAAGCGCGTGCGCTTGCCTTCATTGCGTGGATGCAGCGCAAGCTTTCCCCATGTGTCAGGATACTTGCGGCGGATCCGCGCAAAGAACGTGACTTGCTCGTTGTTCTCAGAAGGGCACGCCCCCCTGAAGGATTGGTCTCCATAGACAGGGATGTCATGCGGCAATTTCAAGATTGAAAGCCCTCACTTCGTAGAAGTCACCAACTTTGCGGTAGGTGATCGTGTGCGGTTGCTGGTTGTTGAGAGCGTTGAACATGTTCAGCGTGGCAACAGCGTTCGGATGCTTTGGCGTGAGCTGCACCCAGAACGTGAACGAGTGATCTTCTGTGACCACCTTCACCATGCGCGTTGGGTTGCCAGCTTTGCTCACGCTTGGTTTTGCACTCCAGCCGGTTACCATTTCAGTCCGCCACTGCTTGAGATCGCGGATCTTTCGCTCTGCTGCAAGCCTTAGCTTTTCATTCGGGTCCACCAGTTCCGCATTACAAGCCTCACATCGACGAGCAGCAATGTCGTTCTCGTGCTCACACTCAGAACATTTCTTCGCAGTCCAGCGATACGAGCATTGACGGAGTTCGTTACCGAGGAGATGAACCGCTGTGCAGCGTCGTCCAAAGTGCGCAGGAATGGGACCAAAATCGCCTTGGAGCGGATTTCCATCAAGGTCCACAAAATAACCGCTGCGGTCAATTCCAAACCGATCAGGATTAGGCCGAGCACGAAACACATTATCCACATCACATACAGGGCAGGTGCATGTAAGATCTTCTTCATTTTTAGATGCCTTCTTCTCTTTGATCTCAGGATTAAACACGTCACCATCTGGGCAGTGACGCTCGACGTTCTCGGCATAGTCCAGAACAAGACAGTTCTCTTTGCCATCATGCAAACGCAGGCCGCGACCAATGATCTGCTGCATTAGGCCGACCGATTCCGTGGCACGCAACATCGCGATAACATCGACATGCGTGGCATCAAAGCCGGTCGTCAGCACCGCCACGTTGACGATATATTTGATCTCTTGCGCCTTAAACGCAGCCAAGATCCGCTCGCGCTCCTTCTTCGGCGTCTCGCCGGTCACGATCGCCGACAACTCAGGCGGCAGGCTGGCAAGGCACTCCTCAGCGTGCGCAACCGTTGCAGCGAAGATCAGTACGCCCTTACGATCGCGAGACTGCTCGACGATGTCAGCAATGATACGCGCCGTCTTGCGCCCGTGGCCGAGATAAGCACGCTCAACGTCTTCAGCATTAAAGTTGCCCATGCTGTTCAGTTGCAAGTGCTTTGTCTTGTAGCTCTCAGCGTTCAAATCACCAATCACCGGCGGCGTAAGATAGCCCTGATCAATCAGCTCATGTGCGCGGATGCGATACACGCAGCGCGTGAAGAAGCCATTTGTACCAGCCTGCCCGCCGTTCTCCCACTGCTTGAACACATAGCCGCTGCCAAGCCTGTAGGGTGTCGCAGACATGCCAACAACGCGCATGTTGTGATTAGGGATCCTGTCGATGATCTTACGAATTGTGGGCGTAATACCATGGCACTCGTCAATGATAATCATGGCGATCTCATTGCCAAAGCGCTCGATGCTGTTCAGCACCGTCACAGGCGTGCCAAACACCACAGGATGCTCGCGGCACTTAATGCCAACGCTCGCCGAGAAAAACGAAGCATCACCGGGATACTTCGCATGGTTCTGCTCGACCAGCTCCTTCGATGGCGCGATGCACAACACATGCTTTCCGCTCATTTCATGCACGGTCTTTGCAAGCTCGGCGATAATGTGGCTCTTGCCGGCGCCGGTCGCTGCTTCGATCATGCAAGGTTCGGTGGTCTTCTTAATCCAAGCAACGATCTTGTCGTGGGCTTCTTGCTGGTATGGTCTAAGCATAGCGAATGAACCTTTTCATTGGAATAAGCCCACACGGTTCTGTGTCTTGTTTATCGCCACGGTCATATCGACCGGCAATTACAAGATCAAAAATAGGCCAATCGTTGCTCGTGAATGTTGTTGCATAAGTTCCGTCTGGTAGGCCAATAGCCAACACAAATGGAATGCTATGCGTGTCGCTCCACGCTTTTGCGCTTTGAAGTTTATGAGCGCTCAAAATCAAGCCGCCCATTTCATCTAGCTTTTCAAAAGTGTAATTGCGGCACTTAATTTCCATCACCGCTACGACCTTGCCGCTGCGCTTGATGGCATAATCCACCACACAGGCTGGTTTCATTTTAACAATGTCGCAAAGCCAAATAGAGGCAAGGGTCTCAGCGACTTGTGCTTCTTTTTGTCTATCAGCGCTTGTTTCGTAGAGGGGACGGCTCATTTGCTCACGAATCTGGTCTGGTTGGTTGGGCTGCCAAATTTATACCAACAGCAGTTGTCTTTGCCAACCGTGTTGCCGAACCATTTCACGCGGCCCACACTGACGATTAAATGACACCTGTCGAGATATTGACGGGCCTGCTTAGTAAACATCCAGTCGGCATCGAACAGGAACCACGTCGGGCGCAGCATCGAACACCGCTCGATGAGCTGGTGCAGGACTACTCGCGACCACGGGGGGTTCGTGATGATATGCGTGGCCTTACCCACATCTTCGTGCGTAAGAAAAGCCGCATCATGGTGCGTGTACGGCGACCCGGAATCTGCGTCGTAAGAACTAACACAGCGATGACCGTGCCGCTCCAGATGGGTGATAAGATGCCCCTGACCAGCGCACGGCTCGCAGAACTTAGTCTCAACAGGCAAGTGCGCCAGCAATGGCAGCACAGCCTCGTAAGGCGTGCTGTAGAAATCCATTGGCTTGCGCGGGAGATCACTTCTCTTTCCCATTGCTCAACATCCAATATTCAACCGGCGCGCCGCGATAAGGTGTGAGATCAAGATCGGGCAAGTGCTCCTTGACGATCTTGGCATAAGCAACAGCGCCATCGCGCTTCGTCTTGGTAAGCTTGCGCGTGCCAAACATCGCATCCCGGCCAGACGAGATCTCAACCAGCTTGTCGAGCAGTTCTTTTTTCCGCTCTTCGTAAAGCTTGATGGCCTCGATCGTGTCGTCATACTCCGCAATGATCTGCGGCGCATCGAACTCGGCGCGCTTGGGTGCAAGATGGCGCTCAGGCTTGGTCACCTCAATCAGATACGCCTCATAAAACGCGCGCAGCTCCTTCATGGCATTGGTGATGAACACCTCATCACGCTGCACAACCTCAAGAGCCGTCTTGCTGGGGCACCACTGGTAGAAGTCGCAGTAATCGCGCCCGGTGACAAACAACTGCACCTGCATCTGCGCATAGTAATGCATCTGCTCCTGTGCGCTCTTGAAGCGGCCTTCGCCGTTGCGCAGGCTGTAGGGACACTTGATCTCGATCAGGCCATTGGTGCCGATCAGGCCGTCAGGCGATGCGCCGAACCAGTCTTCATACTTGTAGAACCCGCACAGATCGACCTTGCAGCCCGTTTCCATCTCGTACTCAACCAGCGCGCCGGGCTCGTTAAGTGTGCCCCACTGCGTGGCTGCGTTGCCTTTGAACTCCGATTCCGCGCCGTGATACTCGCGCACCATGCGGCGCATGACGTCATCCGGCTTCATGAAAGGCGACAGGCCGAGGATTGCACCAACGCTCGATCCCGTCACACGCCCCTTGCGCTGTTTGAACCAGCCTTCACTTCTCTGTTCCATCATTCTTTCTCCCAAACGTAATGTTGTTTTCTGCGCGAATGTCTTGATTGCGCCAAGACCAACAAGTTCCGTCCTGCTCAAAGCAAACCCAGATCAGATCATGCTCTGGGCCGTAATCAATCAACACATGCGCTAAAGCTTTACCCTGTGGTGTTACGACAGGAATTGCCGGGTTAAGTTGGAGGAGCATCTTTCTTCTCCCCTAGTGCAGCGCGGGCAATTGGTGCGGCCCAATGCAGTGGATACAGGTCACTTGTTTCAGCAATTTCACGCAATGCTTTTTCAAGTTGTTTAATACGACTTTCGTGCAATTTACGTTCTGCATCCATTGCGTTGGCATAGCCGCGTTGTTCTGCTTCAATCAGTTTCTCATTAAATGACTCAATTTGAACAGCGGCTTTTATAGCTGAACAATAATCATGAGTGTTGTCGTCAAAGACTAGATAACAAGCATCGCGCAGCCGCTTCACAAGATCATCGCTCACAGTCCTTCTCCCTCTTCAAAGTCCAGATCAACCTTGATGCAAGCGATGCGTGGAGCCACATCTTTACAAAAGAGATTGTCAGCTTCTTCTCTGTAATTGTGGGCAATTACTGATCTGTTTACATGCACATTCAGCCACACGGTGCGCTTGATGTGGGGGCGAACTTCAATGAGGTCTGCATCTCTGCTTTTGTAAAGGTTAGACCCATCTTTTTGCCAAATTGCAGCGTTCCACCTGTCTTCATAATCACGAATAGCACCATGAATAGGCTCTAAAGGGTGTCCATCAGTCGCATAGATGCGAACCTCACGGCCATCGCGGGTCTTATAGGTCTTGTCCTTGTTGATCATTTTTTAGCACTCCGCAAACGACGGGAACACTCACAGGGTTGATCTGGTCATGCTTCAATAAAAAGCTCAGTGTCTGCTCAAGAAGCTGAATGCGCGACTCTTGATGTTCTAAAACAAGAGCCGCCTCATCCAACACCAGCAAGTCAGAACCGGCCAAAGACCTAAGCTGCTCACTCAGTGTCATGACTTTGCCTCCCGCTCTTTCATCATGGCATCGGCAAGCTCGTATGCCAGTTCAGCGCGCTCTTGTGGGCTGAACCATGATTCATGCTTAGCCATGATCCCCGTCAGCGCCGCCATCGCGAACTGGTCGCGCAAAGTGAAGGGTTCTGGATCAATGGTGTGTTTGATCTTAAATGAGTCTGGCATTTCATTAGTTATAAAGTCGTTGACTTTTTCAACGCTGAAAAAATTACGCCGACCAATTGTCATGTCTGGCTTGACGTTTTTCTTTTTCATCAAAATGTAAAAATAAGATTTGCTGATCCGAAGATAGTTTGCAGCTTCTTCAATTGTCAAAAGATTGTTGCGCATTGCTCTGATCTCCTTGGATTGGATTAGGTGAGCAGTTTAGCCGCGTGCTCAGGCGGGACTGTCAGAACGGCACGTCTTGCGTGGCAGCAGCAGAAGGAGCAGCCGCAGCACCCTTCTTCGGCGACACAGCGCCGATCCAGTTGCCGGTCTTGATCTCACCGGTGGCGTTGTCTTCGATCTTCCACTCCATGACCTTGATAATCATGGGCTTGTCAGACAAACACGCGCCGAGCGATTCATCAGTGGGCTCAACACCAGCAGCCTTCAGCTTGCCACCTGCGTTGAAGTCAATCGCGGCAAGCATACGCATAGCCTTTTGCTTCTTGGCTGCTGCATCCTTCGCACGCGGGTCAGGATCCTTCACCCACAACTTCTGAAACACCTTGCGGTTCTTGTACTCGGCTGGCATCAACACCGTCCAACGCAGAGAGATGTACTCATTGTTGTCGCGGTCGCGATCCCATTTTGCTTCGTCAATAGATGCAAGGCAGCTCGTATCAGCAGGGATCGGCTTGATATCGCCGCCACCGCTCTCGAACTCACCAGTGCTTTCTTCAATGTTCCAGAAACTCATGACAGTGCTCCAACAAAGTTTTTCAGGGGATTGACACCGATCTCGACATTGATCGGCTCAGTGATGCCAAAACGGTTCTTCGAGACATTCGCAGCAGTTGCGTGACAGATCAGCACGCGCGTGCCGTCCGAGATCGCCTTCTTGCGCTCGCCTTCACCAGTGGTGAACGTCTCAAGCTTCAAGAAGCCAACCACGTCAACGTCATCGACATAGGCAGGCATCGACTTTTCATGCAGGCGCAAAGTGTAACGCATGTAGGCGTCATCATCCGGCGGCTCGATGCGGCTTGTGTCGGCGTGCGCCACAAAGACCGTATTCATGCCGCGCTTCTCTGCGAGGATCCCCGCAGCCTTCCGCAAGCGCGCGTGCATGGCCGCAACAGCATCGCGACCGGCACCATATCCCCCCAACGCCTGTTGGATGCCCTTGGGCTTCTTGGGGTCGTTCTCAACCACATAGGCAGCGAACATGCGCTCAAGCGCCGTGACCGAATCAACGATCAAGGTCTTGTACTCGTGCTCTTCATGGATGAGGCCTTTCAGTTGCTCCCACAGCGCATCAGGCCCCGACAATGTCGGGAACGCATCAGGACGCTTGTCGGCGGGGATCGCCTGCAAACCGTCTTCAGCGCGGATCACGATGGGCTTGGGGAACGTGCAGGCAAGGGTGGTTTTACCCAAGCCGCTATCGCCACAAATCGTGACGATTACTGGGCGGTCAGCGGGTTTGCTGACCGTGGACAAAATGCTCATTGGCATTCTCCTTCTCTTCAACGGGTTGACCCTAGGCCGAATCCAGTGTCATTGTCAACAACACGCTGTGGCAAAACAAATATGGACCTGTGAGGACATGGATAGACAACTCCAGAAGCAATACGAGGATCTGCACGCGCGCGTGGTCGCTGCGTTGGCCGATCGAAACCTCGCGAAAGTTGCTCGTCTTGTGGCTCTTCATGAGAACACGATCAGGTCGATCGCGAATGGCAAAAATAAAAAACCTGCCATCGAAACCCTTGAGATCCTTGCAGATTATTTGTTCGGGAGTCGCTGATGTACCGGGAATTTCGGGAGGCCGGGTACCGCTTTTTCGGGCTCTATGGCGCTGACAAGCATGGCAACTGCGCCTGTGGCAATAAAGACTGCAAGGCAGCCTACAAGCACCCGCTCGCATCCAACTGGCAGCATACGCCGGAGCGCGATGACGAGCAGGTCGAGACCATGGAGCTGACCGACCAGCTCAAGACCGGCTACGGCGTTTTGATTCGCGGGCTGTTCGTGATCGACGTCGATGCCCGCAATGGCGGCGTGCAGTCATACGAACGACTCAGGAACGATTTCCCGGCTGTGGAAAAAGCGGGACTGATCGTGAACACCGGCAGCGGTGGCGGCTCGCAGCATCTCTATTTCACCCTGCCAGAGGGCATTGCACTCACGCAGCACCACCCCGACTATCCCGGCATCGACTTCAAGTCGTCTGGCTATGTCGTCGGCCCCGGCAGCCTGCACGCATCCGGCAGCCGCTACGAAGTCGCATACGGCTCGCCTTACGACATCGACAAGGCACCCGCCGACCTGATCGACCTGCTGCGCAAGCCTGAAAAGCACCGCGCCGAAGTGCAGGGCACCTTCTTCGACGTCTCGCACAAAGACCTTGCCGAGATGGTCAACGTGATCGACCCCGACACCGATCACGAAACGTGGGTGCGCTGTGGCATGGCGCTGCATCACGCATCAGGCGGAACAGCCTTTGAGGTGTGGGACCAGTGGTCAAACCGTGGCACCAAATATCCGGGCCGCGATACGCTGGCCAAACGCTGGCACAGCTTCGGCAAGTCAGCCAACCCCGTCACGCTGGCAACGCTCATCCACTATGCCGAAGCCGCAGGCTGGCAGCAGCCGGTGACCTTCGAGGCCACAGAACAGTTCGACGAGCCCAGCCCCACACTCGACATATCAAACGTCAATTTGAAGCGCCCGCCCGGCTTTGTGGGCGTCGTGGCTGAGTGGATCGAGGACCAGAGCTTCCGCCCGCGCGAACATCTCGCAGTCGCCTGCGCTCTTACAGCCGTCGGCAACATCGTGGGCCTGCGCTACACCGACGATGTCAACAATGTCTCGACCAACCTCTTCACCTTCTGCGTGGCGGCTTCTGGCTCCGGCAAGGAACCGATCCAGCAGGCCATGGCGCAGGTGCTTCGGGCAGCGCGGATTCAGCAGGCAGTGCATGGCACGATCAAGTCGGAGCAGGAGATCGTGCGCAACATGGTCGATCATCAGGCGGCCATGTTCATCGTCGATGAGATCGGCATCTTCCTGAAAAAGGTCAAGAACGCTCAGCTCAAGGGCGGCGCCTCCTATCTCGACGGCGTGATCGGCGCGCTCATGTCGGCCTATTCCAAGGCCAATGGCTTCTTCCTGCTGAGCGGCGATCTCAAGAAAGAAATCCGCAAGGGCCTGAAGGGAGAGCTGCAACAGCTTGAGAAGCAGGAGAACCCTTCGCCTGCCATCATCTCCCGCGCGGCAGCCGTTCGGCGCGCTCTGGAGACCATAGATTTCGGTCTGGAGCGCCCCTTCGTGAGCCTGTGTGGCTTTACCACCCCTGAGACCTTTGACGAGCTGGTGGACTTCTACAACGCGACCAATGGCTTCATTGGCCGGTCCCTGCTCTTCAACGAGCGCGAGACAACACCGCCCCGCAAGAAGAAGTTCAAGCAGCGCCCCATGCCCGAAGACCTGCGCCGGTCGCTGGAAGATCTTTACGCTGCCGGGAGCTGCGACCTGACCGGCACGCAGCGTGTCGAGTATTACGGCGACAAGATCCACGTTCCGACCACACCGGGCGGCGTGGAGCTGTTGGAGAAGGTGTCGGACGCCTTCGAGGCCATGGCGGAAGAGGCCAAGGCCGCGACCGGGCTGGAGGCGCTCGCCATGCGTGCCTATGAGCAGGTCGCCAAGGTCTCGCTGATCCTCGCGGTGCCGGGCGGCATCCGCACCGAGGAACACATCCTGTGGGCCTTCGCTCTGGTCAAGCGCGACCTTGAAGAAAAGGGCCGCCTCGTCACGTCTAATGAACGGGTGAAGGATGCACCGGCGGAGGCGCTGCGTGCGCGCTTGCTGAACCTGATCTCCGGCGACGAGGGCGAGACCCTTGGTGTGATCTGCAACCGCATGAGGAAATATCGCAAGGCCGACATTGAGAAAGCGCTGGCTGAGATGGTGAAGGCCAAGAAGGCCGAGATCCTTGAGACCAAGCACCGCTTCAACGGCTCGACGATCAAGCGATACAAGGCCACCAGTTAGGTGGCCTTTTTTTCATGCAGTTCGCCAAACCTTTAAGACGTCGCCGTCTTTTTTGCTTTTGAACTTTTTCCCGTTTTTGTGACCATATGTATGGCAAGCGGCCTGAGCTTTTTTGATTGCATCAGGATCATCAATGATGGCGCAGTCGCCAACATCCATCATTTTCCATGGCCAAACTAAGCGGCTTTCATCGACCGGGATGAGGCTATCTTTTATAATTGTAAACATGGATATCTCCTTTCGTTTTATATTTATGTAATGTTTTGTTATTTCGGTCAACCGATAGCAGGTGCTTAGTGCATAGTTTTGTAGTTAGTAGGCTAAGTTGTTGAAATCATTATTTTTTAGTGCCGAGTGCTTAGTTCTCTATATAGAAAAAAATCTCTTCAAAAAAACCCATGAGATTAGGAGAGATTAGAAAGTAGTATTAGACTCGTTTTTGGGCATTAAAAATATGAATATAGATAAATAACTATCTACTACTAACACTATAAAAAGCCCAGTTTTCCGGGCTTTTGTGTTTAGCGCGGCGCTGCTAAGTGCTTGCTAAGCGCCCGGCCCAACCAAGCCTCGTCGATGCGGCCATCGTCGAGCGCTTCGAGCAGCAGCTCGGTCGAGCGCGGCAGCGGGCGTATGCCATGCACCCATTGGTGGACCGCACGCTCAGTGCGGCCCGTGATGAAGGCGAGATCCTTGTGGCGGATGTTGTGCTTGCGCAGGAGCGTTTGCAGGTCAGTCATTGTCGAGCTTCACAGGGAACAGGAGGAACACGATGCCTGCCCAGATCAGGAAGGCGATGGCGACGATGATGATGGTCTCTACGAGCATTGGAGGGCCTCCAGAGCCTCAAGGCTGGTCAGGTGGTGGCTCAGGCCGCCAGCGGGCGTCAATGCCCGCCAGCGGCCATCCTTGGAACGCTTAACCCATCCAAGAAGCTTGCCTTGCCAATAGAAGGTCATCATGGCTGCACCACCCGGCATAGGGCCTTGCGGATGAGGTGTTCGCGGGCCTTGGCCTTCGGCACAAAGCGCACCTTGATCGTGTTGCCCTCGGCATAGCGCTCGCGCTTCACAGGCGTGCCCAGCCAAACGTGGGGGAGGTTGGGGTCCGCACACTCGCGGACCCGGTAGAGCTGGTTGGCGTTAGTTTCGATGATCATTTGTGAACCTCGATATTGACGGTGGGCTTCACGCGGACGGTTTCGATCAGGGTGGTCTTGGAGCACTCGATGATCTGGGCCGGGGTCAGGATGGCCTTCACGGCCTTCTGGTCGAGCGCCACGCGCTCCGACAGGCCGACAGAGACGATGGCGTGCTCGCCGATGATTTCGTCGCGGCCAGTGGCCTTGATCTCGGCCTTGCACTCGTCCAACAGGCGGGTGAGGGCGTCGATCTCGTTCTTGAGGGCGAAGTAGCGGTCAGCAAGGTTGGTCATTGGTTTGGTCTCCGTTGGTCTATGATTCTGTGTACCAGAACTTTGTTCCGGTCGTCAACCTAAAATATTTTGCAGGTGGGCATAAAGGTGCGCGGCGCCGTTGCCGGTCTGCGTGTCCTCAACGTCCGTGTAGTTGTCGATGAAGTCCAAGGCCTCCTGCAAGGCAGCCTCCAGTTCGATGATGCGCTTCTGTTCTTCGGTCATTGGTCTGGTCTCCTCAGTCTTCGTAGCAGGCTTCTTCGGCGGTCCACTTGATCTGCTCCCAAATGGTGGACTGAAGGTCGTCAACAGTCACAGTGATCGGCAGCGGCTCACCGTCCTCGTCGGTGAGCTTAATCTTCCAGCCGGTCACGTCGATGATGCCGTCGCGGTCAAAACGAAGATCCACAGTGCCGTCTGCATACACGACGCCAGAGCGGTGGGGGACGATGATCTCTTCGAAAGTGTAGGTGTGCCACATGGGGTTGGTCTCCGGTTGGTCTGATATTCACAATAAGCATTTCGCGATTCGGTGCAAGAACTTTTTTCTGGTCCCCCTCACTTTTGTGAGGGGCGGGTGATAATGGTCTGGGCGACGCCATCGCGGTAGTCGTGCGCCTTGATGGTCGCCTTCACAACGATGTTGTCGCCACGCTCGCCGAGCTGCTTCGAGCCCTTATAGACCACCACATTGCCGTCAGCGTCTTCGCAGACATGGACGAAGGTGAAGCCGAACTGGGTCTCGAAGCTGGTGGTGAACTTGATGCCCAGATCGAACTCGCGGCGCTCGCCGACGGTGCCAATGTGCTTGGCGCTCTCGCGCTTGGCAGCAATGGTCGCTTCGCGCTTGGCAAGGCGCTCGACAGCGCCGTCAATCAGGCGCAGGCAGGCTGCTTCCTGACCGGATGTGAGGCGGCCCCAGTCGCACAGGCTGGTGTAAAGCTTGCCGTAAAACTCACCGGCAGCAGCCTTCACCGTGGGGTGCTGGCCAGACGTGCGATCGAACTCACCAAGCTCGAACAGAAAGTCGATGCAGCGCTGGGCGGTCGGGCTTTCCTTCAGCCAGCGGGCGCGGGCACCCTTGGCGCGGTTGGCTGCAATGCGAGCATGCGCAGCAGCGATATACTTGGCGTGGTTCTCAATATGGTCCGGCACTTCGATGTGGGGGAAAGTCTGGCTCATTGGGCTGGTCTCCGTTGGTCGATGACCCTTTGTCTCATGATTCGGTTTTAGAGACAAGAACTTTTTTCTGGTCGGCAAAGGCCGGCAATTGAATTACCGGCCCAGCTTTGGTCAGGTCAGCGCAGGGCCTCGGCGCGGTCGAGGACGAGGGCGCTGATGCGCTCCTTGCTGGTGAAGAAATTGTCGATCTTCGAATAGATGCTGTAGACGTCGCGCGCAGCCGCCTGAAGCGCAGGCGCATTGATCAGCATCACACGCTCGCTCTTGATGTCCACCGGGCTGTTGCAGGACAGGTCATGCTTCGTCCACTCGGTGACGATGCCCTGACGGTTCACCTTGGCCACAATCGCGAAGCAATAGCTGACATAGGTGTTCTTCTTGAACGTGTTGGCCTCGGTCGAGACGCTGGTGCGTTCGAGCACGAACACGTCGCCGCGCTTGGCTTTAGGGGTCTTCTTCATGCTGGTCTCCTTGGTTTGGGTTGGTCTGACCTGATCTTTATTTCATGATTCGATGATCGAGACAAGAACTTTTTTCTGGTCTTCAGAAGCGCGCGTACTCCTCAAGGTTTGCGTGCTCGGGCTCGTCACCGGCGTGGAAGCCTGCCTCCTCCAGCTCCGCCCACAGGGCGTCATAGGCGCGGTCGTGGAGGCGGTCGAGCAGGATCAGCATGGCCGCGTTGACGGTCGTCACGTTGTTGATGGTCTTCACCGTGCAGAGGGTGCGTGCAAGCGAGACGAGGGTCTCGGTCGGGCGGCGCTTCAGGGAGGTGTGGGTTTCAGCGAAGTCGAGGATGTTCATTGGTCTGGTCTCCTTCAGTAGGTGTAAAAGCCGGGGCAGATGCCCAGATAGCCGCCGGTGCTGTTCTCGCGGCGCAGAAGCTCGGTCAGGTCAATCGCGCCGACCCAACGGCCCCAAGCCTCGTTGAAGAACACCACATAGCGGGCGGCAGGAGCGTCCGCGCGGCCAGCCTTGTCGAAGTAGGTCGCGGCCTTCTGGGCAGCCTGCGCAGTCGCCTTCTCAGCAGCTTCGCGGGTCGCGTAGTTCTTGCAAGGGTTCTTATTGGTGGCGCGGTAGTCTTCGATGCGGGCGGTGAGGGTGTCGATGATGTTCATTGGTCTGGTCTCCGTTGGGTTGGTCTGTTTCGATGACCCTTTGTCTCATGATTCGATTTTCCGTACAAGAACTTTTTTCTGGTCTTTGCAAATTTTTTTGGGGGTGCTATGAAAGGCCATGCAGCGCGACATAGCCATGGTGATCTGCTCCTTTGGAACCGGCCAGCCATGCGCAGAGCCGTGCTGTTGGTGCTTGGAACACGCCCAAGCAATTTTGGAGGTCATACAATGCAGAACAACCAACTCAAAAGCATCGTCGAGCGCATCGAGCGGCTTGAGGAAGAGAAAGCAGCCATCCTCTCCGACATCAAAGACGTGCTGTTAGAAGCCAAATCAAACGGCTTCGAACCCAAGATCATCCGCAAGGTCATCGCCCTGCGTAAGATGGACCCAGACGAGCGCGAGCAACTCAATCTCATGATTGAAACCTATATGGCCGCGCTGTAAGATTAACCCGTCCCCTCGGACGCCCGGCCCCGTTGCCTCAGCGACCCCGCACTTCACTGTGAACGCGGGGCCGGGTTCTAACAGTAGGACACAAAACCCATGGTCATGGGCCGACCCTCAAAATACTCCGAAGAACTCGCCGAGCGTATCTGCACCGAGATCGCCAACGGAAAACCCGTCTTCGCCATCTGCCAAGAAGACTGGTGCCCATCAGAATTTACCATCTACAAATGGCTGAGGGACAAGGAAGACTTTTCAAAGGCTTACGCGCACGCGCGCGAGATCCAGCAGGAGCGCTTCGCAGCCGAGGTGATCGCCATCGCCGACACCGAAAAAGACCCGGCCATCGCACGCAACCGCATGGATGCGCGCAAGTGGTACGCCGGCAAGGTCAGCCCGAAGAAGTGGGGCGACCGCGTCGATATCGACGCTAAGGTCGAAGTGAACTCAGGGCCCAGCGAGAACCTCATGGCCCTGCTCGCAATGGCTGAAAAGAATGGCAAATCTAATTGAGCTGTGGAACCGCCTGACCCCGCAGGAGCGCGTCCTCGCAGACTGGCGGATGGGATGGCTGCGGAAACGTCTCGATCACCAGATCCCGCCACCCGGCGAAGACTGGACCGTCTGGCTGCTGCTCGCAGGCCGTGGCGCCGGCAAGACCCGCACCGCTGCCGAGACGATCGGCGAATGGGCAGCCATGCAGCCGGGCACCCGCTGGTTGGTCTCAGCCCCCACCTACGGCGACCTGATCGGCGTTTGCTTCGAAGGTGAATCCGGCCTGCTCAACGTCGTCCCCCGCGAGCTGGTGGCGTCGTACAACAAGAGCGACGTCGAGCTGAAGCTCGCCAACGGATCTATCCTCAAGGGCATCACAGCCGAAAAGCCAGAACGCTTTCGCGGTCCCCAGTTCCATGGTGGATGGCTCGACGAGCTGGCAGCGTGGCAGTATGCCGACGAGGCCTTCGACCTGCTTATGTTCGGCATGCGCCTCGGCGATCGGCCCCGGCTGATCTGCACGACAACGCCTAAACCGAACACCATCATCCGCAATTTGCTCAAGCGCGAAGGCAAAGACGTTGCCGTCACCCGCGCGTCCACTTATGCCAATCTCGACAACCTCGCGCCAACATTCCGCGACCAGATCCTGCGCTACGAGGGCACAACGATCGGGCGCCAAGAGATCCACGCCGAGGTGATCAACCCCGAAGAAATGGGCATCATCCGCCGATCGCAGATCAAGCAATGGCGGGGCGACCTGCCAGAACTCGACTTCGTCGTGCTCTCGCTCGACACTGCATTCACCGAAGAAACAGGCGGCGGGTCCGACCCAGACTATTCAGCCTGCGTCGTCTGGGGCGTGTTCAGCCCGCGCGCCGATCGCCGGGACATCATCCTGCTTGATTGCTGGCAAGAGCGGCTCGGCTTTCCCGATCTCATCGTGCGCGCCAAGAAGGAAATGAAGGCCGTCTATTCGCCCCGGCAGAAGGCCCTCATCAAGCCGCTGGTCGGCCCCAGCTACATGGAAGACTCTGGGCGCAAGCCTGACGTCATGCTCATTGAAGACAAGGGATCAGGCATCAGCCTGCGGCAGATGATGGCCCGCGAAGGCCTGATCGCCGCGCCCTACAACCCCGGCAGGGCCAGCAAGCTTGACCGCCTGCACGCGATCTCGCCGCTCTTCGCAGCCGGGCGCGTGTGGATCACCGAAAGCAGCAAGGTGCCGGGCGAGTTCGTGAGCTGGGCGCAGCCGCTGATCGAGCAGCTCTGCACCTATTCTGGCAAAGACACGATCCCGCACGACGATCTGATGGACGCAGCCGTGCAGGGCTTACGTTATATCGCCGATCGCGATATGATCCGCGTCACGCGCCCTGAGCCGCCAGAGCCACGGGCTTACGATGATCGACCGAAGGGCAACCCATATGCCGCTTGATGACGACGAAACAGCCGCCCAGCGCATGAACCGCGTCAGCCGGGAGATCCGGGCAGGCGCGCAGCCGATCCTCGGCGGTGGCTACAGCGCCAACATTGGCGGCAGCATGGGGCCGCTGTCTGGCACTGCGTTCTCGTCATCGAACGACCGCGTTGCCGGCCAGCCGAGCGTCGCAGGCGTCGCAGCAGGCCTCGGCCCTCTGTCAGCACAGTTCATCAAGCCCACGCAGCGTGGCGCCCCAGCAGCCTATGGCGTTGGCCTCGGCGGCAAGCCGTTCGACGCCGACACCTACTTCGGCGTGAATGCGACGAAGACGCCGGGCGGCATGCAGTATGGCGTGAACGTCGGGCGCGATGGCGCGTTCTTGTCTGGCAACTACAACCCGACGCGCCGTGATGTGAACATCATGGGCGGCTATGAGCGCAGGTTCCAAGAAGGCGGCCCGGTGACGCCGCGCAGGCTTGGCTCGATGATCGTGCCGCCTGAAGAGCAGGGCGCCGTTAGTCCGAGCTGGCAAGGCGTCGGCGAAGGATTGCAGACTGTTGCGTCTGGCATTGGGCCCGCGTTGCAGAGCGCTGGCGAATATGTCTCGTCTGTCAGCCCCGGCCAGTTTGTCAGCGACGTCGGCACGGTTGCTGGTCACATGTACGAAGCTGCAAAAGAAAACCCCGCAGAGTTTATCGGCGGTGCAATGCCGCTTATTGGCAACATCTACTCAGCAAAAGACGTATCAGAGCTGAAGGACAAGATCCGCGCTGCACGCGAAGCCGGTCGTGAAGACATCGCGCAAACGCTGGAGAAGTTCGCACCGCTCGCAGCCGCTGGCGCTGTCATGCCGTTTGGCGCTGGTGCAGCAACAGGCGCTGTTGTTCGAGGCGCGGAGCGCGCCGCTGCAAAGGGCGCAGCAAAAGACATCGCAAAGCTCACCGATGATGTTGCAGCAACTGACAAGGCAGCCGTCGAAGGCGTCGTGTCATCCGCTGAACATGCCGCCGCTGTCGAAGCGCCGCAGGTGCCGCAGTCCGTGTTCCAACCCGAACCAGTCATGACTGCGTTTGAAAACACGCCTACACCAGAAGTGATGCGTGAAAGCATCATTGGTGAGATCTCGCAGTCGATCGCGGCCAGCGATGGCGCAGTCGCAAAGCTCCCAACAACAATGGGCCTCGGCCCGATGTACGTTGTCGATAGCGGTGTGCAGCCAGAAGGCAAAGGATTCATCCTTGCCGGTACGACCAACAAGAATGCATCCGCGCAGATCGAGGGCATCTCGCCTCTGCTTGAGAAATATTCCGATATGGCCTTGAACCCGGATCAGTGGGCGACAGGCATGGCAGAAGCAACCGGCAACGCAAATGTTGTCGCGCCTCCGTATCGCTTCATGAAAGAGATCCTGCCCGGTGGTGACTACGAAGTCATCCTCAAGAATATGACGCCGGGTCAGGTCGCCGAGCGTAAGCAAGGCATCGCAGCCGGCAAAGAGTTCTTCGATGCATTCGTCAACGGACAAATGAAGGTCGAAGACACTGGCAAGCTCTTCATGTGGGGCATGCTGTCGCGCGGTGTTAATCCTTACACCCATGAAGGCCTGTTCATCGACGCATTCAGAGGCATTGAGCCTTGGATCAAGATGGCGGCTGAAGGCAAGTTCACCAAAGAAGTCGCTGAAGGCCCCTACAAAGAATGGGCCGCAAGCAGTGCGCAAAAAGGATCAGGTCAGCCCGGCGCTGGCGCTATGCACAACCTCAATGCGTTTGGCGAAGACTTCCTGCTGAAGATGGGAACGCCCGGCGCTGATGGCATTACGCCATTGCAGAAGCTTCACGATCTCATGTGCGACCCTAATCTGTCGGGCCGCGACATTCGTCGTGCGTTTGCTGAGACTGGCGAAGGTGTGGGCATCGACAACAAGGTCGTGTCGTTCATTCTGCTCGCGACAGGCCGCGATGACGTTATGGTCATCGACCGCATTCAGCTCAAGAACCTGTGGGATGATGGTCGCTTCGAAGACTTCAACATCTGGGACGGCATCTCTGTCCCGGTGGTGAAGACGGCGGATGGAAACACAACGCGCTTCCCGCCAACCGAAGAAGGCCGCGCACAGGCGAAGGCATTCAAGGAAGCCAACCCCGGATCCGAATCCAGCAACGCAGCCGTCACCGGCTCGTCGCTTGCTGAAGCCACCTACGGTGCCAAGGGCATTTTGGTCTATGAGGCGATCGAAGATGCACTGATGAAGAACGTACAGGCGCTTTATGACCGTATCGGCATGGGCGATGAAATCATCACGCCCGGCATCTTCCACTGGGATACATGGGTGGCCCGCTCCAATCAGGAAGCCTCCCACGGCTCTCTTCCTGCCATTCTCAGGCAGGCGCAAGGCGTGGAGGATCCGCTGGCCGGGATCTACTCTAAGCAGGGCGACTACCAGACATATGCTTATGGGGCTAAGTATTTCCGTGGACCGGAAGGCCCCTACTTTACCATGCCGCTTTCGACCGGCGATGAGCTGCGCCTGAGCGTGCAGGAAATGCAGCGTTTGCAGGGCGAGCTGGCGGATTACACCAAGGGCGCTGTGCCGGTGCCAACTCCTGTCGTGACAAATCCTGTCACCGGCGAGCTGCGTGAGTTCGCCAATACCCCTGCTGGCCGCAAGGAAGCCAATGCCTATGCGGCTGAGCTGACGGCGGCTGCCCGTGAAGAAGCGCGTGCCGCTAATCCTTCGTTGTCGCGTTCAGAGATTACTGCTATAAAGGTACCTGTCGATGAACGCGGTTTCTCTGTTTCGTCGATAGAAGGACGACCTTGGTATGAAGACCAATCCATCAATCGAGAACGGGTCGATAAGCTCATCAGAAATGCAGCCCAGCGGTCAGAACAGTCTGCTGGATCAACTGCTCAAGCGGCAGTACCCAATGTCGCAGGACGAACAGTCAGCGAAGCCAGAAGTGCAGCAGGGTTCGAATCTGGACTACCACGCACGTATGGACAAGTGGCTGGAGGATCACTCCAACGAGTGGTAGCAAACGATCCACCGGCGTTCAGCGCGCCGGTGGTCAATGCGTTTGAACCAAACCCATCCGCGTCGTCAGTTTACAATCAAGCCAATCACTCGACCCCGCTCGTCTATGAGCTGGAGACTGGGTCACAGGCAGCAAAAGACTTCCACGCTGCGATCGCAAAAGCGAAGAAGCAAAATCCATTCGGCGCTGCGGTGACATTGTACAAGCCAAAAGAATACGCAGGCATGCGCTTGTTCTTGACGCCAGACGGCACGGCTGGTTTTGCACTGAAGGGTGACGACATCGTCTCGGTGTTCAACGCTGCGAACGGCCCGCATAGGAAAGTTGCGAACTCGTTGCTTGATGTGGCTATCTCGCAAGGCGGTCGCAAGCTTGATGCGTTCGACACCGCTCTTCCAAAGATCTATGCGGCAAGCGGTTTCAAGACGACATCGCGCATGTCGTTTGATCCGCAATATGCGCCACCCGGCTGGAACTATAAGACGTTCGCCGAGTTCAACGACGGTAAGCCAGACGTCGTTCACATGGTCTACGATCCGCGCCACAATGCATCGTATGATCCAAGCGATGGCCGTTTCTTCAAGGACTACGATGATGCTGTCGAGCATCAGAGCAAGGCCGTGAAGACAACGAACAACTATATTGATGCCACGCGCAAGGCATACGACAAGCGCATGAAGAAGGCGACGGAAGCAACGTCGTTCATACCCGGCTTTGCCAAAGGTGGGGCTGTTGAAAAGAAAACAGACTTCGGAGACCTGATCTTCGATGTCGCGCATCTTGCTGCGCGCAAAGACATCACCAAGCGCCAGATGGCGCTGTTGGTTAAGCTTGCGACAGGCGCGGATGCAGAATGGTCCGCTAATGTTGCGGGCCACTTGATTGGCGGCGATGGCACAAAGCTTCGACTGCATGCAGAGCGTCATCCAAAGATTGTGAAGGCTGTCGCACGCATCAATGAGATGCTCGGCGGCAACAAGTGGAAGGGGCTCACCGATGAGCACCCGCTCGCTGGTGCGCGCGTCAATCATGAGCTGATTGAAGAAGCGATGAACAGTGGCATGATCAAAGACAACGCCGAAATGAAGAAGGCGCTGCGCAAGCTCATGGAAGGATCAACCCATGGCTGACTTCACGCCGGAAGATCTCGGCAACATGGATGATGGTGCTGAGACGCAAGAGACGCTTGAGATCTTGCGTCAGTCTATCATTCAAGAAGAAGGCACCGATGCCAACATCGAAGAGCGTTTGAAGCAGCTCTACATTTGCCTGAAAGCGAACGAGATGTTCATCCTTCGCATTGGCAACACGGTGTTCTTGTTGCGCCCGATGGGCGGAACGTCCGTCGAGTTCCACGTCGCAACCATCGAAGATCCGAAGACGCTGATGGATCGCATGGTGACCGGCGCAAAGACGCTGAAGGGTTTCGGCTATACGCATGTGCGTTCTTACTCTTCCAATCCTGCATTCGTTCGCATGGCGAAGCAGATGGCATCGAGCGCGTGGGTGAAGCCTACAATCACGCAGCAGCCGCCACGGGAAAATGACAAGTTCCCCGTCTATCAATTCGATGCGGATCTTTAATCATGCCTGTTATCGCCGCCGTAGCCGTCGTTGCAGAAGTTGTTGGCGCAGTCGCAGGCGTTGAGCTTGCTGCTGGTGCGATCGGAAGCGCAGTGCTTGGTGGCGCTGTTGCGGAAAGTTCTGTCATTGCTTCTGCTGTTGGCGGCGCTGTGCTTGGTGCAGGAACAGGCGCGCTTACATCTGCGGTCACAGGTGGCAACGTATTACAAGGTGCTGCGCTTGGCGCATTGACGGGTGGTATCGGCAGCGGCGTTGCGCCAATCATTGGCGAAGCTGTGTCTGGAGCAATCGGTGCGGGATCTATTGCAAACGGCGTGACCACTGCGATCTCTTCATTGGTTGGCGGCACAGCAGGTGGACTAGCACAAGGTCAAGACTTCGGCGAAGCAATGCTAAATGCGCTGCCCGGCGCGCTTGGCGCTGGTATGTTCGTTGGTTCTGGCTTGAAAGATCTTCTGTCTGAAACTGTCGATGGTTTCTTTGATTCAACCGGCGATGACCTTGTCGATAACACAACAACAGATTGGGACGGTGATGGCCGTCTTACCAACCGAGATGTTGCGCCTGACATTGACGGCGATGGAAGAATTACTGAAGCAGACGCTGATAGATATATCGCGCGCTATGAAGGCGATGAGCCTGTCATTGAAGGTGAAGTTGGCGAAGTTCAAGGGCCGCCTATGCCGCCCGAAGACAACGCTACAATTAGCGAGCGCGTGCAAGCGCAGATTGATGCAAAGAACGCTGAAAGCTTGAATGTTCCTGAAGGTGCTACACCAACAAAAATTCTTGATCTTGCGCGTGAAGCGGCAAATCGCGGTGTGCTTGAGCAGTGGGCAAACAATGCTGACAATGCGAACGCATGGAACACTGCTGTAAAGAGCGGTCTTCTTGTCACTGAGGTAGGTCAAACAGACTTCCTTGACGAAGTTGTCGCAAAGAACAACGCGGTGCGTGCAGCGCGTCCAACATTCACTGCGCCAACACTGAGCGATGTGTCGTTCACTGAATCTCTTTATGATCCTGCTGAAGTTGCAGCTATCACGAAGAGCCCGCAGGCAATCTTTGAGATCATGGAAGCAAACCGTCCGACAACGGTCGAGGCAAAAGCGCCGAGCATCTATGATTACATCACAGAAACAAATAAAGCTTCTGTGCAGGCTGCTGAGAGAGCATGGAACCCGCCGAGCGCAGACACGCTGACGGCGGCTGATCGCACGCTCGCGCAGACAAGCGCATATGAGAAGTTGCAGAACGCTGCCACACGCAATCAAGAGATCATTGAGTTCTATCAAAGCCTCGATCAGAAGACGATGTTGCCGACCGAGAAGGCGAACCTTGCCGATGCGCTGCAAGCGCAAGACAAGATCATCAGCCTCATGGGCAAGTATGAGCCGACAATCGCGCAGGCAGCGCCGACGGTCGATTACAGCAACTACGGCATGACCGGCGAAGTGGTGCAGGCGCAGTCCGCACCCGTTACGCCGCAGGTCGTGGATGCGAGCGGGTTTGATCCGCTGGCTGGCCGCTCCTCAGTCTATGCGCCCACGCAGATGGTCTCCAACCCGAACGCCTACGGCATGATGGGCGAGCAGTCGTTCTACGGCGGCCCCCTGACACAAACTGGCACCGTGGGCGCGCCCAGCTCTGGCGCTATCGGCTCTGGTGACGTCGCCGGCTTCTTAGACCGCATGACTGCTGATGCCTATCAGTCAATGCTGGCGCAGCCCAATCAGGTCGCGGCTGCGCCAAGTTCTGGCAATATCAGCATCCCGTCCCTGACGATCCAAGGACCGGGGGTCACGATCCCCTCCGGCACTGGCGTCACAACCACGATTCCGACGATCACGCCAACGCCGTTGGCATCGCTGGGGACCGGCACCGGCACGACGCCCCCAATCCAGTCAGCCACGTCTACGCCTTACGACTATACGATCTACCCGAACTTCCAGCAGGAGCTGGAGAAGCAGCGCGAGATCGCCTTGGCTGGCACCGGCACGACGCCGGGGGGCACTTATACGGGCACGCTCAACCCTGCTGGCGGGCGCTCGCTCGGAGATATGTCTGGGCTAAACTTCTACAGTTACGGCATGGGCTCTGAGAACCCGTTTTATAGGGCGCCTGCGGCGGCCAAAGGCGGCTATTTCGACGCTGATGCATACTTTGCAGAGGGCGGGCTGGTTGCCCCTCCTAAGCCTCCTGTGCAGCCTACAGTGGCCGCTTATCCGACCATGGCCTACACGGATGGTCAGGGGCTCGTTGGCGCTGTTTCTGCCCCGCCGGCGCTCACGCCTTACGATATGTTCGGGTCCGACGCGCCGCATGCATCGCCCATGGCGCCCGCGCCGGCTGCCGCAGCGCCAACCATGACGCCTGACAGCCCGCTATTGGCTATGCGCAACGTCAATGCTACGCCTGTCGCGGCTCCGATATCGCAAAACCCAAATTTGGGGTACTCTCTCGGCATGTCGCCTCTCTCGCGGCTCAAGGGTTAATCCATGATTGATGACAAAGATCTCGGCGAAGAAGTCGAAATGGAAAACGACGAGATGGACGTCGAAGAGAACGACGACGGCTCGGCAGTTGTAACCATTGAAGAGCCAGAAATTGCCGAAGAGGCGGAGTTCTATGTGAACCTTGCCGAAGAGATGCCGTCTTTCGATCGTATGACGATCTCTTCACAGCTCCTTGAGTTCATCGAGCGTGACAAGGAAGCCCGCTCGCTGCGCGACAAGCAGTATGAAGAAGGCCTGCGCCGCACCGGCCTCGGCGATGACGCGCCCGGCGGTGCCAACTTCCAAGGCGCCTCCAAGGTCGTCCACCCGATGCTGACCGAGGCCTGCGTGGACTTCTCGTCCCGTGTTGGCAAAGAGCTGCTGCCGCCCGGTGGCCCGGTGAAAGAGCACATTCCCGGCGAGATCACCATCAAGAAGCTTGAAAAGGCAAAGCGCTCGCGCACTTTCATGAATTGGCAGCTCACGCACCAGATGCCTGAGTTCCGTCCAGAGATGGAACAGCTCCTGACGCAGGTGCCGCTTGGTGGTGCGCAATATCTCAAACTCATCTGGGATGATCAAAAGAGCCGCCCGACCGCGCTCTTCATCCCGATCGACGATGTCTATCTTCCCTACAGCGCGACAAGCTTCTACAGCGCAGAGCGCAAGACGCATGTGCAGTATCTCACCAAGATGGAGTTTGAGAAGCGCGTCAATACAGGCATGTATCGCGATATCAACCTTGTCGCGCCGCAAGAGCCTGATCTGACAGGGCCTGCAAAGGCCAACAACAAGATCGAAGGCCGTGAGCAAACATCGTACAATGAAGATGGCCTGCGCACCGTGTTCGAGATCTATTGCTATCTCGACTTCGAAGACAACTTTGGTCTCGCTCCCTACATCGTCACGATCGACCACACTACGAAAGAAGTTCTGGCGATCTATCGCAACTGGGATCCTGAAGATCAAAATCAGGAAGAACTAGTCCACATCGTTGAATGGGCATTCGTGCCATGGCGCGGCGCTTATCCGATCGGCCTGCCCCATATGATTGGCAGCCTGTCTGCTGCTGCGACTGGTGCGTTGCGTGCGTTGCTCGATAGCGCGCATATCAACAACTTCCCCGGCATGCTGAAGCTTAAGGGCGGATCGCGCGGCGGTCAGTCTGATCGTATCGAGCCAACGCAGGTCACCGAAATCGAAGGCGGCGTTGGTGTCGATGACATCCGCAAGATCGCTATGCCGGTGCCGTTCAATCCGCCGAATGCAGTTCTTTTCTCGTTGCTTGGTTTTGTGACCGAAGCAGCGCGTGGCGTCGTTCGCACGACATTTGAAAAGATGCAGGACCAGAACCCGAACCAGCCCGTCGGCACCACGCTGGCGCTGATGGAACAGGGCATGACGGTGTTCTCTGCGATTCATGCGCGTCTGCATAACTCCATGCAGATGACGCTGCGCGTGCTGCACCGCTTGAACGCACAGCATCTGACCGATGACTACATCGAGCAGGTCACCGGCGAAGAAATGTGCAAGGCCGAGGACTTCCAAGGCCCGATGGATGTGATCCCCGTTTCGGATCCAAACATCTTCTCTGAGGCACAGCGCTTTGCGCAGGTGCAAGCTGTCGCGCAGCGCCAGCAGGCGAACCCGAACCTGTATGATCCATACAAGGTCGAAGAGCTGATCCTGTCGCAGCTCAAGATCCCTGACTACAAGTCACTGCTAAAGAAGCAGCCTGAGCCGATCGAGCTGAACGCGGTCAACGAGAACCTCGCTCTGACGCTGGGGCGCCCGGTTGCTGCATTCCCGATGCAGGACCATCTGGCGCATTTGCAGGTGCATCTGGATTACCTCCAGAGCCCGATCTTTGGTATGAACCCGCTGATTGGCCCCGTGTTCATCCCCGGCGTGCTCCAGCACATCAAGGAGCACATGGCATACTGGTACTCGCTCAGCATGTATGAGCAGACCAGCGCGGCTGCGGGCGTGCCGCTTGATCTCTTCCTTGAGAAGAAGGACGAAGAAGTGTCGGCAGAGCTTGATCGCACGCTGGCCATGGCATCGCAGCGCTTCATGCCAGACATTCAGGCAAGCTTGCAGGGCGTGCCGCCGGTCATCCAGCAGGCCATGGAAGTCATGTCGCAACTTGGCCCGAAACAGCCGGTTGATCCGTCGCAGATCTTGCAGGCCGAGACGCAGCGCAAGGCGGCATACGATCAGGGCCGACTGGAGATCGACAAGGCGCGCCTTGATCGCGAAGCACAGCTCGATCAGATCAAGATGCAGGAGCGTCAGATGGAGATCGAAGCTAAGATGGCGATGAACCGCGAGGATAACATCACCGCCAAGGAACTTGCCGTGTTTGAGGCCGAGCAGGGCATTAAGACACCATATTCAACAGGCCGAGGCATCAACCCTAACCCGTGAGGAACATCATGGATAACAGCCTTCTCCCGCAGCACAAGCGACTCGCGATGGGCATGCCCGTCAACAACGAGCCTGCTGGTGCTTCCAAGAACATGACCGGCGACATGGTCAAGCCGCACAAGCCTTACGGTATCCACAAGAACCTTTCGGGCAAGAGCGACAAGCATGCGCAAAGCAAGCTCTCAAGCTTTGATGGCCGGAAATAAGTTCTTGACATGGTGCGGGCATGATAGAACAGATCATAAAGAGGCTACTCGAAGAGCAATCTAGAGTAGCCCACGAAAGCATGGAGCAGCCCGGCGACGGCTCGATATTCGAGTACGGGCGCAGGGCAGGGATCTACGCCGGTCTGGGTCGCGCACTCGCGATCATTGAGGAGACCTTGGCACAAGGTGAAGAGGACAGAGAGCATGACAAGTCTCGTCGTGTTAGCAGGGCTATCTACGGAGAATGAAGAACTTTTCCCAAAGGTGAGCCCAAATATCCGCCCGCATGGGTCTCGCATTCTGGTTCAAATCCGCCGCGTTCGCACAAAGAGCAAAGGCGGCATCATCTACTCAGATGACACCAAAGACACGAAGCTGGACAACACCTGCGTGGCGAAAGTCATTGCTGTTGGTCCGCTGGCCTACAAAAATCGCAACACTATGGAAGCTTGGCCGGAAGGCGCTTGGTGCAAGCCGGGCGACTACGTCTTTGTGCCTAAGTATGGCGGTCTCCGCTGGGAACGCCCCTGTCAGGCAACCGAAAACTACAGTGGCAAGGTTCAGTTTGCGATCTTCGACGACCTCAACATCGTGGGTGATGTTGAGAACCCGTTTGAAGACGATTGATGGAGGCGGCTATGAACAGCACTGAAAAAGCAGAAATGCAGGAAGAAGAGATTGAGATCATCGAGGGCGAAGAGCCGGTAGAGGAGCAGTCTCAGGAGCAGGAAGAGCAGGAAGACGAGCGTCTTTCAGAAGAACTTTCTGCCGATGACGAGGCCCGCCGCGAAGCTAAGCGAGCCGAGCGCCGCCGTCGCAAGGAAAACCAGCGCTATGCGCGGGACAAGACCAAGGAAGAGCTGCAATATCTGATCGAACAGAACCGCCTGCTCCAGCAGCGTCTTGAGGCGGTCGAAACCCATGCCATGACGGCCCAGAAGGGCACGCTGGATCAAAACTATCAGCAGGCGCTCTATGGCGTGCAGGCGGCTGAGCAGGCCCTTGCAAAGGCGATCGAGATCGGCGACGGCACCCGCGTGCCTGAGCTGCTGCGCCAGCGCGATCAGGCGCTCGCAAAGGCTGCTGAGATCAATCGCATGAAGGCCGGGTTTGATAATCCCGCCCCAAGGCAGACAGCGCCATCTGTCGTCGATATGAAAGCCCGCCAATGGGCTTCGGACAATCCATGGTTCAGGCCAGACGGCAAAGACTCTGACTCGGAAGTGGTGCGTGCGATCGACGCAACGCTCACCCGCGAAGGTCTGGATCCGACCACGGATGCTTATTGGGACGAGCTGGACAACCGTCTGTCGAAGTATCTTCCGCACCGCTTTGCAGAAGAAGAAGATTCCGGTTATAGTCAGCCTCGACAGGGCCGTCGTGGCCCGCCGGTCGGTGGTGGTCGTGAGATCAGCGCACCCGGTTCCAAGAAGGTTTATGTCAGCGCCGAGCGCGTACAAGCGATGAAGGATGCTGGCTATTGGGATGACCCAGTGATGCGGCAGCGCATGTTGAAGCGCTACGCTGAAGTGGATCGTGAACTTAAATCTGCACGCTAAATAGGAGCGAGCTATGAACCTTGGTAACGATGAACGCCTCAAGAAAACAACCGACACGACACGTCGTAGCCGCGCGATGGACGATCGCCGCGTAACAGAGAGCCGAGAACTCTCCGATGATGACCGCGTCCAGATGTTCCGCGATGCGTTTTATCAAAGCGCACTGCCTGATCTGCCGGAAATCCCCGGTTATCATGTGTGCTGGTTAACGACCACCAATCCTCGCGATCCTATTCAGGGCCGCTTCCGTCTCGGCTACGAGCCGGTAAAGCCCGAAGAGGTGCCGGGTTGGGAATATGCTTCCATCAAGACCGGTGAATATGCCGGCCTTATCGGTGTGAATGAGATGATCGCAGCTAAGCTCCCCGATCGTCTTTATTACCGCCTGATGCGAGAGGCGCACCATGACGCGCCACTGCGTGAGGAAGAACGGATCACATCCGACATGGATTCGATGGCAGAGCGTGCAGGTCGTTCCAAGAGCCGCATGTACGAGGACGATGGTATGTCGAGCTTGCGTGAAGCACCGCCTGAACCTGAGTTCAGGTAACCCTCACCTAGCAGAAGGAATCGAGAATGTCCTCGACCAATGCTCCTTTCGGTATGCGCGCGGCATATAGTCCGTCGGGCACTATCCGCGAAGTCGCTGGCACAATCACCAGTGGCTACAACACCGACATCTACACGGGCCAGCCCGTGAAGATCGGCACGAATGGCACCATCGAAGTCGCCGCCGCCGGCGAGCGCCTTGTTGGTGTTTTTGCAGGCTGTCAGTATCTCCCGACCGGCGCTCAGCGTCCTGTTATCTCGCCTTCATGGCCTGCTAACACCGGTGCGACCGAGATCGTGTGCTACTACACGTCTGACCCCTATCTGGTTTACGAGATTCAGGCCGATGGCGCTGTCTCGCAGGCAGAAGTGGGCCAGCAGGCTGACTTTACGAACGTCGCCAACTCCAATGGTCTGGGTTATTCGACCTGCACCATGGACGCCGCTACGTCGTCCAGCACGGCTGCGCAGCTCCGCGTCGTCGGTATCGCCACAGGCGTGAACAACGCTCCCGGTGATGCTTACACCGTCGTTCAGGTGCAGATCTCTGAGCACCAGTTCGTCTCAACTCAGAACCCGTTCTAATAGGGAGATCCGCACATGGCTACTCCAATGCGTAGTACGGACTTCCGTTCCATCGTCGAACCAATCCTCAATGAGGCTTTCGACGGCGTCTACGACCAGCGCGCAGACGAATGGAAGCAGGTGTTCCGTGAAGAGCGTGGCATTCCGCGCAACTATCATGAAGAGCCCGTCCTCTTTGGCTTTGGCGCTGCGCCTGAGCTGCCCGATGGCACGGCTGTCACCTACCAGTCTGGTGGCGTGCTCTTCATCAAGCGTTACCAGTACAAGGTCTATGGCCTTGCCTTCGCTCTGACGAAGGTTCTCGTCGAAGACGGTGATCACATCCGTATCGGCCAGACCTACGCCAAGCACCTCGCCCAGTCGCTGGTCGAGACGAAGGAGACCAACGCTGCCAACGTCCTCAACCGCGCCTTCAACGGTGCGTATGCTGGCGGTGACGGCAAGTCTCTGGTGGCAACCGATCACCCGATCGTCAATGGCACCTTCTCCAACCAGCTCTCGACCGCCGCCGCGCTGTCGCAGACCTCGCTGGAGCAGATCCTCATCCAGATCCGCAACGCTGTTGACAACAACGGCAAGCGTATCCGTTTGAACCCGACAAAGCTCGTTGTGTCGCCTTCGAACGTCTTCCAAGCGGAAGTCCTTCTGAAGTCTGTCCTGCGCACTGGCACGGGTAATAACGATATCAACCCCGTAAAAAGCATGGGGCTTTTGGATGGCGGTCAGGCCAACCTGTCGCGTCTTACCTCGACCACCGCTTGGTGGGTCGAAACCGACGCGCCGGAAGGTCTCAAGCTGATGATGCGCCGTCCGCTCGAAAAGAGCATGGAAGGCGACTTCGAAACCGACTCGATGCGCTTCAAGAGCACCGAGCGTTACGATCTCGGCTGGACCGACCCGCGCGCCGTCTACGGCACGCCGGGTGTCTAAAAAACACCGACAGGGGGGTGGCGAAAGCCACCCCTTTGTTGCATTATAGGGCCGGTCAAGCTTTTCAAGGAGAAGACCCCCATGACGCAGTTCTCAGACGATCTCTGGCTTGGTGCCGCTCTCGGCCCACAGCTCAATTCCTACGCAGGCCCCGGCGCTGTTTATTCCGGCGTTGGCCCTCTCGCCCGCACCTACATCTTCGACGCCGTCCCCGCTGCTAAGTCTGCGACCGCCGTGTGCGCCGCTCAGGCTGTTGCCGCTGCTGGCAACGCAACGATCAACGGCGCTTCTGCTTCTGGCGGTGTCGCAACCTTCGACTATGCCCGCGCTGTCAACGTCGATAGCTCGAACGTCGGTGACACGACCCAGACCGTGACCGTGACAGGCACGGACTATTGGGGTCAGGCCCAGACCGAAGAAATCGCGCTCAATGGCACGACGCTCGTAGCTGGCCAGAAGGCTTTCAAGACCATCACGCAGGTGGCTGTGTCCGCTGCGCTCGCTGGCAACCTCACCGTCGGCAACGAAGACATCTTCGGTCTGCCCTATCGCGTGACGGACGCTGGCTATCTGTTCCGCGTTGGTTGGGCTGGCGCTCTTGCTGAAGACGCTGGCACGTTCGTGGCTGCCGATACGGCAACTGCAACCGCCACGACGGGCGATGTGCGCGGCACCTACGCACCGTCTTCTGCTGCAAACGGCACGCGCCGCCTTGTGATTGGCATCGCGCTCACCGCTTCGCAGGCTGGCCCCAACGCCACCCAGACGGCTGCTGTCGGCGTCATCCCCGCCTAATAAGCAAGGGGGCCTTGTGCCCCCTCACTTTCCTTTAGGAGGGCCAGATGGTCGATACTGTTACGACCCAGACACTGCTCGACGGCGAGCGTCTGGTGATCATGAAGTTCACGAATGTCTCTGATGGATCCGGCGAAAGCGCGGTGACAAAGATTGACGTGAGCACGCTGTCTTCTAATCCAAACGGTGATGCCTGCACGGGCGTCAAGATCAACAAGATCTGGTCCACCACAACCGGCATGGCTGTGAACATCCTGTGGGATGCCACAACAGACGTGCTTGCATGGACGATCCCGCAGGACACCAATTACTACATGTGCTTCGGTGAGCACCTCGGCGGCATTCCAAACAATGCTGGCGCGGGCAAGACGGGCGACGTTGCATTCTCCACGATTGGCGCTTCGGCTGGTGACAGCTACAGCATCATCTTGGAATGCATCAAAACCTATGGGTGACGCATGGCGCGCTGGTGCATGGCAAAGGGCGGCTCTACGCCCGTTTACAAAACTGGTGGAGCTTGGACACGCGCTGAAGGGAAAAACCCTGAAGGCGGCTTGAACGAAAAGGGACGTGCGTCTCTTCGCGCTCAAGGTCATGACATCAAGCGCCCTGTGTCTGCCAAAGAAGCAAAGAGCAGCCCAAAGGCTGCATCTCGCCGCGCTTCATTCTGTAGCAGGATGAAAGGGATGAAAGCGAAGCTCACATCTGCTGAGACAGCGCGCGATCCCAACAGCCGCATCAACAAATCGCTCAGGAAGTGGGACTGCTGATGAAGTATTCCTTCGCTAAAGGCGGCAAGATCAAGCCCTTTTGGGAGAAGTCTTTCAAGGGTGAAAGTAAGCCGCTAACGTCTAAGCAGAAAACTGCTGCCAAAGCGCGAGCGAAGGCCGCTAGCAGGCCATATCCTAACCTCGTAGACAATGCTGCGGTCGCGCGCCGCAAGGAGAAATGACATGGCCGTCAAATATGTGAAGGACTTCGAGTTCTCTGAAAAAGCTGGCTTTAAGAAGGGCGGCTCTTGTGGCTACGAAAAAGGTGGCGCGGCTAAGAAAGGCCCCGGCGTCATGGTTCTCATTGGTCTTGGCAAACCCAAGGGCCCGATGAAGAAGTCAGAAGGCGGTGACGTTGATCGCCGCAAAATGGCTGAAATGGCCGAAGACGCTGCTGCAACGACCGAAGCAGAACGCATTATGCGCGGTCGAGGCGCCATGACTGATACAGAATCTCGCGCTCTTGCAAATGCTCGCGCTGCCAGCAAAGGAAAAGACGCGGCTTCTAAAAGGAAGGGCTCACCTTACATTCCCGGTTCCAACATTCCGGTTGGCGCAATTCGTGATCAAGGCGAGCAAGCCGCTTCTGAAGCAGGCAGCGGTGCTCTTACTGACAATCGTCCTCAATATGCCAAAGGCGGCAAGGCTGAAAAGAAAATCAGCAAGGTCATGACTGAGTTCAAGGAAGGCAAGTTGCACTCCGGCTCGAAAGAAGGCCCGAAGGTTAAGAGCCGCAAGCAGGCGATCGCGATCGCGCTTTCCGAGGCTGGCAATAGCAAGAAGGGCTACGCAGAAGGCGGTGTGAAAGTTGATCGCGATAACCCACTTCCGCTGCCGTCCGATGAAGATATGCAGAAGAAGGCTTGGGCTGACCGTAAGGCTCAACGTCGCGAAGCTGGCGACAAAACCAAGAAGCCTGTCTTTGCCAAGGGCGGCTACGCAGAAGGCGGCTCAAAGAAGCCAGCTCCTATTAGCCAAGAAGAGAAGGAAGACATCGTGCGCAAGGATCAGGCTCGCGGCGTTAAGGTCATGCTCGGCACGCAGGCTAAGGCCAAGGGCGGCATGGCAAAGCACGAAGACGTTGCCATGGACCGTAAGCTTGTGAAGCAGATGGTCAAGCCTGCCGCGTTGAAGAAGGCCATGGGCGGCCCTGCTGCCGCTCCGCAGTCGCCGCTTCAGCGTATGGGCATGCAAGCTCAGGCTCCCGCTATGGGCCGCGCCAAGGGCGTGCCCGTGGCCCCCCGCGCCCCTATGATTGCTCCTCCCTCCATGGGGCAGCGCGGTGTGGGCGTGAACGCAAAGCGTCCCGGCGGTCCTGACGTCGGCAAGATCCGCGCTATGATGGCAAAAGCCGCAACCGCAGCGCGTCCTGAATCATCCCCTTCAATGATGAAGAAGGGCGGAAAGGCAAAGTAAGATGGCCGTCTCTGGGACCGTATCAACGACAGTATTCAAAACGCGAAAGGTGATTGATCACGCCTATCGCCGCTGTCGGATTCTGCCTCAGAACATCACATCCGAGATGATCGAGACTGCAAAAGACAATCTCTATTTGCAGCTCTCGTCTCTCGGCAGCCAAGGCGTGCCGCTGTGGTGCATCGAGAAGGAAATCCTGCCGCTCTATGTCGGCCAAGCAGTGATCACGCCTTCTCGCGGCACCATGGACATCTTGAATGCCTACTATCGCTGGATGTCACGCCAGACAGGCATCACGCAGACGTCTTCGCCCGGCGGCATAACACAATATGCCTTCGATGGTGATCTCGACACATCATGCGCCCAGACAGGACCGAATGGTAATCTCACCATCATCTTCAATGGTGATCCTCTCGATCCACAGTCGCCCGTGCAGGTGACGACCGTTGGCGTCATGATGGCAACAACCGGCTCATTCAATATCGTGTTCGAATGGTCGAATGACGGCGTCACATGGACAACAGCACTCGCTCCCGGCGTCACCGCATATGTTGCGGGCAAGTGGCAGTGGTACGACATCGACGGCCAGCAGCCGGTTAACTTCTATCGAATGCGCGAAACGGGCGGCAATACGCTCAACGTTGTTGAGTTCTACGCCGGCAACAGCCCGACTGAAATTCCACTTGCGCGTATGAACCGCGACGACTGGACGAACCTGCCAAATAAAACATTCCAAGGGCGCCCGCTGCAATACTGGTTCGATCGCTCACGCGATTATCCAACCATGAACATCTGGCCCGTCACGGATCCCGGCAGCATGTTTGGCCAATTCGTGATCTGGAAGCAGCGCTATATCATGGATGTTGGCACGCTCACTGATGAGCTGGACATCCCGCAGCGCTGGTACGAATGTGTGGTGTGGCAGCTTTCATGGCGCCTTGCTATGGAGATGCCAGAGTTCGACATGAACCTTCTTGGCATGATCAAAGGCACAGCCGATGAGGCCTTGAAAGTTGCACAAGATGAAGAACGCGATAACAGCCCGATCTACTTCGCTCCTAACATAAGTCCGTACACCCGATGACAATCTTTCTTGATCCTCGCGGCAAATCGACTTTCGGCATTGGGATCTGCGCCCGGTGCTCGCGAAAGTTTTCGCTTGAAGATCTGGAATCCGATCCAAACTATCCGGGTCTTTATGTCTGCGAAGCCGACAAGGATCAGTTTGACCCGTATCGCCTTGCTGCGCGACAGCCGGAGCGCATCAATCTTTTCCACCCGCGTCCTGATACGCCTATTGCGCTCAATATGTTGGGCACGATCTCGCAGGATGATGACCTCTTCCTGATTGGCGAAGAGGGCGATGGATACTTGGTGCCATGACGAATAATCCGAACGTCCCGACAAACCTTATCCCCACCAAGATCACGCAGCTCCCGCTGGCTGATACGCCGACTGCGCAGGACACGATCGTCATCGTCCAGCAGGGAAATACAAAACGCGCCAGTGTTGGCATGTTCTTACAATATGTTGGCCCAACCGGGCCGACCGGCGTAGCGGGCCCTACGGGGCCGCAGGGCGCCACGGGCGCAACAGGGGCCACTGGGGTGGGTGCGACCGGGCCGACCGGCCCCACAGGCGCCACTGGGCCCACAGGCGATGCCTCTACAGTTCCGGGGCCCACGGGGCCGACTGGAGCCACAGGCCCAACGGGTGACGCATCAACAGTTCCGGGCCCAACTGGCCCCACGGGGGATATCGGACCCACCGGGCCGACAGGGGCGGCTTCGACCGTTGCCGGACCTACGGGCCCCACGGGCCCTACGGGTGACACCGGCGGCGTCGGACCTACCGGACCCACGGGGGACACGGGAAGTGTCGGGCCCACGGGCAGTGTCGGACCCACGGGCCCCACGGGAGTGCAGGGCGATGTCGGGCCTACGGGGCCTACGGGCAGTCAGGGAAATGTTGGACCCACGGGCCCTACCGGGCCTACGGGAGACGCATCAACTGTTCCCGGCCCTACGGGGCCCACCGGTAGCACCGGCTTGACCGGACCAACCGGACCTACCGGGGCGACCGGCGCAACCGGCGCAGGCGGCGCGCTGGGCTATTGGGGCTCGTTCTGGGATACGACAGATCAGGTCGCTGCTGCGGCCAATACGGCTTATTCTGTTGGCTTAAATAGCTACGACACCAACAACAATGGCGTGAGTGTTGTTTCTGGCAGCCGTGTCACCTTTGCTTATGCCGGCGTTTACAGCCTGACGTTCTCTATTCAGTTCGTGAACACTGACACGCAAATCCATGACGTGAACGTGTGGTTGCGCAAGAATAATGCTGGCAGCTCTGGTGACGTGCCCGATTCTGACACCCGTCTGAGCATCCAGCAGAAGCACGGCGGCGTTGATGGCTACGGCCTGATGACCGTCAACTTCATGCTGACGCTTGCGGCTAACGACTACATTGAGATGATCTGGGCTCCCACAGACACTCAAGTGTCGATCCAGTCAGTTCCTGCCGGCACATCGCCCGTTTCGCCTTCCATTCCCGGCGTGATCTTCACCGCACAGCAGGTGATGTACACCCAGCTCGGCCCAACTGGCCCAACTGGCGCAACTGGCAGTGTCGGACCCACCGGGCCTACGGGGGCGCCGGGTTATATCGGCCAAGACGGACCTACCGGACCTACGGGAAGCACCGGGCCTACGGGGCCTACCGGGGAGACCGGGCCCACCGGGCCAACCGGAGCCGCATCGACCGTTGCAGGGCCTACGGGGCCTACCGGGGAGACCGGGCCTACCGGGCCAACCGGAGCCGCATCGACCGTTGCAGGGCCTACCGGGCCAACTGGAGATACCGGGCCGACCGGGCCGACAGGCTCGATCTATCCGACAGGTGGATCGCCTGACCGAATCTTCTATGAAAACCAGATCACGGTGACGGCGAACTACACGATCACCACGAATTACAACGCAGGCACATTCGGGCCTGTGACCATCAACTCAGGCGTTGTCGTTACGGTGCCATCTGGCTCCGTTTGGACGATTGTGTAAGGGGGCACAAATGCCGTTCAGTTCAGAAAGTGGCAAGCAACACATAAAACGTATTGTGCAGCGCGTTCCGCATGCCAAAATGCTCGACATTGGCTGCGGCTGTGGCACTTACGCAAAGATGTTCCCAGATGCTGAATGGACCGGCGTTGAAATCTGGAAGCCCTATGTAGATCAGTATGATCTCAACAATCTGTACGGCACGCTCTTCAACGAAGATGCGCGTCATTGGATTCCCGCTGATCACTATGATGTTGCGATTGCCGGCGATGTGCTTGAACATATGAGCCCAGAAGAAGCTGGTCGCATGCTCGATAAGCTTCGCGCCTGCGCTGACACAGTCATCGTGTCGATCCCGATCGGCTACTATCCGCAGGATCTGTACGCAGGAAATCCATACGAGCGACACATCAAAGATGACTGGACCGATCAAGAGGTCCGCTGGTTCTTTGGCGAGCCAACGTGGTCGCGCATCGACAATGAAATCGGCATCTACGTTTGGTCTAAACATAAAGTTGATCTCAAAATTGTGGTCTACGCCATCAGCAAGAACGAAGAGACCTTCGTCGAGCGTTTTTGCGCATCTGCAAAAGACGCCGACCTCATCGTCATTGCAGACACAGGATCAACAGATGGGACTGATGCCAAGGCGCGTGAGTGCGGCGCGGTGGTGCATAATATTTGTATCAGCCCTTGGCGCTTCGATATTGCACGCAATACGGCGCTCTCGCTCATCCCGCGCGACATAGACATCTGCATTTCCCTCGATCTAGACGAGGTGCTTGAGCCCGGCTGGCGCGAAGAGATCGAGCGCGTGTGGACGGATGAAACAACACGCCTGCGATACATGTTTGACTGGGGCTGCGGAATTAAGTTCCGGTATGAGAAGATTCACGCTCGTCACGGCTACCGTTGGCACCATCCCTGCCATGAGTATCCGGTGCCGGATCCGCGTATCAAGGAAGTATGGGCAGAGACCGACATGCTGCTGGTTTCGCACCACCCAGACCCGACCAAGAGCCGTGGCCAGTATATGGAACTGCTCGAAATGTCGGTGAAGGAGGATCCGCGCTGCCCGCGCAATGCCTTCTATCATGCCCGTGAACTGACGTTTCACAGCCGCTGGACCGACGCGATCGGCGCCCTCAAGTCATATCTTAATATGCCAGAGGCCACATGGCCGAACGAGCGCTGCTATGCCATGCGCCTGCTTGGGAAGGCACATGCTGAGCTGGGGCAGCCTTGGGAGGCCGAGAAGTGGCTCCACATGGCCTGCGGAGAGGCGCCAAACACCCGTGAGCCTTGGTGCGAACTGGCAATGCTGATGTATCGCAGCGCCCGCTGGGAAGAGTGCTATGCCTTCTCCATGCGTGCTTTGAAGATTACAGACCGTGCGCTGGTCTATACCTGCGACCCGGCGGTGTGGGGTTTCTGGCCCCACGATCTGGCCGCGATCTCGGCGTGGCACCTAGGTTTGATAGATATCGCGATCGAGGAAGGCCGCAAGGCTGTGGAGCTTGCACCAGAGGATCCGCGCCTGCGCGATAATCTGGAATGGTTCACTGGAAAGAAGGCCGCATAGGCTGTAGGATAGAGGCAAAGGAAGATCACCATGGCGAGCACGTTTACCTCTTATGTGGCCAAGGACGTCGGCACGTCGCCTGTGTCGCTGATCACCGTGCCTGCGGCCACGGTTGATACGGTGATTGGCCTGTCGATCGCAAATACCAGTGCCGCGAGCATCACCGCCGATGTCTATGTGACCCGCTCGGCGGTCAATTATTACATCATCAAGGGCGCATCCGTGCCGGTCGGCTCGACATTTATCATGTCTGGCGGGGATCAGAAGATCGTGCTGATAGCGTCTGATGTGCTCAAGGTTGTGACCAGCGCCGCAACGTCTGCGGATGTGATTGCGTCCGTCCTTGAGATGGCATGATAGGAGAGCGCGATGCCTTCAAGCTCTGGCTATCTTAGGTCGGTCCCGCAGCCATCGCAGCCTACAGGCGGTGGCGGCAACAAGGCTTTTTACGAGAACGATCAAACGATCTCGGTTGACTACACGATTCCTGCTACTAGCAACGCTATGACGGCAGGCCCGGTTACAATCAACAGCGGTGTGACCATTACGGTCCCCTCTGGCAGCACATGGACGGTGATCTGATGCCTATCACGCTCAAATCCACTGGTGGCGGCTCTATGACGCTGACGGCTCCAAACACCGCCAGTGACTACACGCTGACCTTCCCAGCGCAGAACGGCACGCCCATCACAACGCAGCCGAGCACCGCTGGCAATGTGCTGACATCTGACGGCACGAACTGGGTGTCGCAGGCACCGGCAAGTTCTGTAGCAACAGGAACCATCGTCACCTACGGGTCTTCTTCCACGCCTAGCGGCTATCTGGCTTGCGATGGTAGCACCTATACAAAATCATCTTACACAGCGCTTTCCACAGTGCTTGGCAACGTGATGAGCAATACGTTCACGCGAACCGCAACTGCATCTAACAGCTATTCAAGAGTCGCTGTTGCTAATGGTAAAATATTTATCGTTGGTGCATACAGTATATCAGGGGGTTCTGGATCAAATGGTGGATATTATTCCGCAGATAATGGCGTCACATGGACAACTATTACAGCAGCAATTGGTGGCAATGTTGCGTGGAATGGTACGCGATACGTTGCTGGCAAAGGCTACGTTGGGGGCTGCTGTGGTTTTCCAGCTGGAATTTTTTATAGCACTAATGGAACCTCATGGACAAGTGTAACAACTGGAGTGAACTTTTCTGCCACCGGACCCGCATGGACAGGTTCTCGGTTTGTCGTTTTGAATTTTACTAGCAATCTAACTGCCTACAGTACCGATGGCATCACTTGGTCGGCTGGCGGTGCGTTGCCTGCCAGTTTCTGGGCTCAAGATGTTGCTTACGGGAACAGCACTCTTGTTGCTGTCGGTAGAACGACTTCTTCTGGCACCGGAACTGCCAAGATTGCTACGTCAACAGATGGCACAACATGGACTAGCAGAACTCCTCACGCAAACATGCTTGGTTTGGAGGGAATTAATTTCCAAAACAACCAATTTATTGTTACTGATGCTACCAATAATATCTTTACAAGTTCGGACGGCATAACGTGGACGCAAAAATATGCCTATTCGTCAACAACAAGTCCATTCAGCAATGCTGGTGCTGCCCCTGTCAAAAGAGTGGCATATAACGCTGCGGATGCGCGTTATTATTTTGCATCATCCTACAGCACTGATTTGATCACTTGGACTAGAGTTCCCTATTCTCAAGTTTATGCAAACGCCATTGGTCAAATGGGAGAATGTGCGTCAGATGGCACGCGACTTTATAATACATATGGCGCTGTCTATAATCCTCTTCCATATGATACATCAACGCAGTTCATCGTGCCTAACTTTGCGATCACAGTGACCGCTGGCGCGTATTACTACATCAAGACCTAAGAGGCTAAGATGCAAACAATCTATCAGTACGATGGTGAAAACATCTACACAGGTGTCAGCCAAGAAATTGCTGATGACGCCGGTTGTCCTCTTGGTTGGACCTTCTCAGTTCCGCCACCAATTCCAGATGGCAAGTTTGCTTATTACTTGCCGCCAGATTGGGTGATCATTGATGAGCGTCCAGCGCCGCCTATCCCGCCCGAACCTGCTCCAGTTTTTTTTGAAATAGCACAACCCGGTGAAGCCCCAGCGGTGATCTGATGCCAATTACACTTAACGGCGCAGGGACAGGAACATTCACAGATGCCAGCGGCAACGTTGGTATTGGAACGACATCAACAGGCGGTTATCGCGTTGCTGTCGTTGGTTCCGCAGTGTCTGCGGTGCCGCTTTATTTTAATACAGATGCAACGAACAGCTACGTTTATTCCCCAAATCCTGTTTACTTGGGGTCAACGGGTGCATATCAAATTGCACTTGTTACTAACAACTCTGAGCGTATGCGTATCGACAGTTCTGGCTTCGTTGGCATTGGAACAAACGCGCCAAGTGCGATGTTGCAAGTAACCGGCAGTGCTACAACAGAAGCTCTCAAGGTGCCTAACATCGCAGAGCCTGCCACGATCTCTGCCACGGCAGCAACTGGCACGATCAACTATGATGTCTGTACCCAATCGGTCCTGTACTACACCAGCAATGCATCGGCTAACTGGACTGTTAATCTTCGTGGGTCTAGCACGACATCGCTGAACACCTTGATGTCAACTAATGATGTCATCACCGTCAGCTTCCTTGTGACACAAGGAGCAACAGCCTACTACAACAACGTGGTTCAGGTTGATGGCTCGTCTGTCACGCCAAAGTATCAGGGCGGTACGGCATGGTCTGCTGGAAACGCATCCGGCATTGATGTCTATACCTACACAATCATCAAAACGGCTGCGGCTACGTTTACAGTTCTAGCATCGCAGACACAGTTCAAGTGAGGCTGATCAATGCCGACAATCTTCTCACGCGGCGCTGCATCAGCTCTGGCTCTTGGATTTGGCAAGGTCAGTTCTATACTCACTGACTCCTTCTTCAAATATGTGACCCTGTTATTGCCCGGAAACGGCACCAATGCTGCACAGAATAACACGTTTCTGGATAGCAGTTCTAATAACTTCACGATCACCCGCAACGGCAACACAACCCAAGGCACGTTTAGCCCATATGGGTCGAACTGGTCTATGAATACGTCTGTCACCGGTAGCTATCTGACAATCCCTCAAAATACAGCATTTGCCTTTGGTACTGGTGACTTCACCATTGAAGCATGGGTTATGCGTAATGAAGGCTCCCGCCAGCAAGGTATTGTTGATACGCGCGGCGCAGGCAGCGGCGCTGTTGGTGTACTGTTTTACCTGACTGCACAAGGTTATCTGGCAGCGTTTGATGGGACTAGCACATATATTGGCGGCAGCGTTGCCACGGTGATGCCGGGGTATCAGGCAAATGGGTTGTGGACGCATGTAGCTATCACGCGCAGCGGAACAACAACGCGCCTATTTATTAATGGAACTATTGTTGCGACTCTTGCTGGTGACACACGCAACTACGCCAATGGTGCAAGCGGTACGCTGATTGCAAGGCAATTTGGCTCAACAGCTAACGACTGGATTGGCTGGATTAGCAACGTCCGCATCGTAAAGGGAACAGCCCTTTACACGGCAACCTTCACGCCAAGCACCACGCCACTTACAGCGGTTAGTGGAACGTCTTTGTTGACCTGTCAAAGCAATCGCTTCGTAGATAACAGCGGCAATAACTTTACAGTCACGCCGACTGGCACTCCGCGTGTTCAAAGATACAGCCCCTTCAGCCCAACTGCTTCGTACAGTGCGGCAACTGTTGGTGGTTCTGGGTACTTTGATGGCAGCGGAGATTCATTGACCGCAGCTAATAATGTCGCGCTTCAACTTGGTTCAACATACACCGCA